TCCATCATGATTTCCAGTTTCCCTATGGTTACGTCCACATGGAAATGGCCGGCGTACCACTTTTTATACTGCAGGGATTCTTCCACCTTGTCCAGCCAGTGCTCTGTGGACTGGTCCACGCCGGGCCAGGGGCGGAGGTGGAGTGCAGGAATATATCGGGCGGGGATGGTATGTGTAAGCACCGCATCCACTTTTCCCTGTCTTTCCCGAATGGCATCTTCCACCCGGCGGCGGATCCTGCCGTCCGGCTGCTCGTCAGAATACCATGGCCAGCCACGGGCAAGGCGCATGGGTTTATCGGGGCTGTAAGCGCCGCCGATAACAAGAGTGGCTGTACCGTCCAGATCATAGACCTCCCCATCCCTGGCGAAAAGGATGGAAGGGAAAGCGGACTCCATGTACACCCTTCCTCCGTGCCAGTCTTTCAGGCGGTAGGCCTTCCGGTCCATCCTTCCACCCCACCGGTCCACCTGCACCACCCGGGTGGGCCGCATTTCATGGTTGCCATGAATGCAGAAAAGAGTGATGGGAAGCTGTGACAGCATCTGTTTTTTGCGCAGGTCCTTAAGGCCATTGGAAATATTGATTCCTGCGTCCCCCAGGATAATCATGATATCTTCCCTAGTAGTTTTCGTAGCCATACAGAACCGCCGGATTTTTGCGAATTCTCCATGACAGTCGCCGGTGATGTAAATCATAGGAGCCTCCTTTCTATTGATTGCCGCCGGAAAAAAATGACCACTTCCTGTGAAAAACAGGGGGTGGTCTTTTACTTTCTTAAACCCTGCCTGCTATGTACAACTGCGTTTTTCCGGCAGAAATTTCATCTCGCCGGCGGCAGTCCCAGGTAGTGCAGAATATCTTCTGTTTCCTGTACTTTATCATCCACCTTGATTTCATGATGAATAATAAAGTCTGTCATCATCCTTCTCAGTTTGATTCTGACTTTAAACAGAGGCAGCTTTTTCCCTTCCACTTTTTCCATATATTCCTTAACTCTGTCCAAATCCGCATCTTTGAGGAGTGTATCCAGACGTCCAAATTCATTGATTGTTTCCTCCGTGAGGCCCAGGTTCATCATTTCTTCCAGCTTATCCCTGCGGATGCCTGCCAAATGGGCGGCCGCATAGATGGAGTTCTGCCGGAGCTTTTTTCTGTAGTCCGTAATGTAATCGCGGAATGTTTTATTCGGTGAAAGTGTCACCGCACCCCGGGAAACATCGTTTAGAAAAAGGCTGGCTGCTTTCTGTTCTTCCTGAGACAAGTAGGCAAAGGATTTATGAAGCTGATTCAGTGTATCAGCCAGCTGCTCTGGAGTTACCTCCGGCTGGCCCAGCTGTTTCATATATTTTTCAAAGCGGGAATTCATATAGTCCGCATCAATCATACCCGTATCCTGTTCAATCAGTGTGGTGTCGATATCATAGGGAAGATCTGTGCCACCGGTAGAGGTTCCTCCAAGGGCCAGTTCCTTATATCTTGCCAGCAATGCCATGTAGGTAAGCTGATCAAATGACAGACTGACATAGGTCTTTCCACCGGAAAGAGTCCTGTCAGAGAGGGGATATTGTCTGTTTTCCCAGCGGAATCCCTGAATCCTGGCGGCTTCCAGATAAGATTTCAACTGATTAAAGAGAGAAGCAAATTTTCCTCTTTCCCTGATATCTTCCGGAAGTTTTTGGAAATCGTGAATACCGGCTGCTACGAATATATCACTGATAGCAGAAAATATTTCATTCATCCTCTTCACATTCTGCCCAAGACGATCTACAAAAAGGCCGAATACTTTATCACCGGAATAGAGTTTAACCGCCCGTTCCACATTCCGTTTCATGGTATAAGGCCGCCGGTAATAATGAATAGTTCCAAAAGGTTTATCCGGTCCGAAAAGGCGGTTTGTCCGAGAAAAGGCCTGTATCACATTTTCATATTCCAAAAGCTTATCCAGGTACAGCGTATTCAGCCACTTGGAGTCATAACCTGTCAAAAGCTGATTTACCACAATCACCAGGTTCAACTGTTTGGACGGGTCATCATCAATGTGTTGATAGGGCTCCTTATGAGCCAAACGCTGCATGACGTCCTTCTTAAAGCGGCCATAGCTTTTCATGGTGAAATTCTGCCCAAAGAGAGCATTATAGTCCTCCATGATTTCTACAATGGCATCTTCCTTTTCATTAAATCCTTCTCCATCCAGGTCCAGAGTAGGATCAAAGATAGCAGTCACATGAAGATCTGGCATTTCATGTTTGAACCATCCATAATAGGCAATAGCTTCGGGAATGCTGGAAGCTGCAAAGATGGCATGAAATTTTCCATTGTCACTGAGTCGAAGCCAGTTATCCTTCACATCGGAAATCACCTGCCGTCTGTGCTGTTCACAGTCATACTGCTTCTCTGACAAATAATCTTCAATACCTTTATGATATTTCCCTTGTTCGTCCCAGTCTCCTGCCATGGGAAGCTGCATGCAGGCAAGATACACCTTTTTCTTTTCCTTATCTTTCATGGCCTCTGCTTCGGTCTTTGCCTTTGCCTTATCCAGCGCCACAGACCGCCGAAGGTCCAAATCCCGGTACGTCTTCACCATGTAGGGATCAAAACCAAGTACATTCTTATCCCGGATACCGTCAGCCAGGCTGTAGCGGTGCAGTTCATCGCCAAAGACAGTGGCGGTGGTATTCATTTTCTTCTGGTTTTCCAACTGAATCGGCGTGCCGGTGAAGCCGAAGAAAAGGGCTCTTGGGAATGAGTGCTTAATATCCAGCAGCATATCACCAAAAGTAGAGCGGTGCGCCTCATCCACGATGAACACGATTCTCTTCTCTTCCAGCCCAGCAAGAAGACTTTTCGTCACATTCGTCTCCCCTGCTTTGACACGGCTCATTTTCTGGATGGATGTGATAATCAGTTGATTTTTGGCATCATCACTCAAAAGCTTTTCCAACAGATCCGCTGTATCATCGGTCTGCTGCACATCCAAACCTTCACCGGCAAAACCGCTGTACTCACGGTAAGACTGGGAAGCCAGTTCGATACGGTCCACCAGGAAAATTACCTTGTCCGCATCATCGGACTGGGAAATCAGCTCTGCCGACTTGAAGCTGGCCATGGTTTTTCCGGATCCGGTGGTATGCCAGATATAACCGCCCCGCTGGGTCCCGGTCATCCAGTCATTCTGCGCCACCTTATCAGAAATGGCGCTGGATGCAAAATACTGGTAACTGCGCATGACCTTCAGAACCCCATCGGAATGGTCCGCCACCGTATAGGAACCTACCATCTGGTGAGCCATGGGAATATTCAGGAAATGCCGGGCAATATACTTCCAGTCCCCCTGGATTTCATTGTTGAAATCCTCCCAGTGGAAGAAATAATCCTTATTCAGCTTTTCTCCATCACCGGGATTGGCAAAATACACCATTTCCGAAGGAGTCATGGCCACGAAAAACTGGATGAGAGAGAAAATCCCTGTAAATACATGCTCATGGTTGTATAAATTAATCTGGTTATAGGCCTGACTCAGCGGAATCCCCGTCTTTTTCAGCTCCACATGAATCACAGGTATGCCATTGATCAGAAGCATGAAATCGCCCCGCCTATCATGGAGCATGGCGTTCTTTGATTTGAACATAGGCTGCTCTGCAATCTGGTACACGCTGGGGCCGCCGGAAACAGCTCTTTTGTCAAAAAGATAGAGACTCACCGGACTCCCATAATGAAGAGCATCCTCTTTATTATCCCTGATAATGGTCACACTGCCGCCATTGATAAAACCGTTCAGCTGCAATGGCGATGACAGGAGACGCACCTGCTCCAGCACCTGGGCCATTTCCCCATCAGACAGGGGCACGTCGTTCAGTTCATCAATGCCCCGGTTGTTCCGGAAAAGGATGTCCGCCCAGTTCCGAATCAAGTCTTCCTCCGTAGGATAATGGAGCACCTGGTCCGCCCATCCGTTCTTCGTTAAAAGATGGATCAAGGCCTCTTCAAAGAGACGTTCCTCATCAAATGTATCCGACATAACCGACTCCTCCATGAAATATGAATGGTTAGATAAACATTTCAGACAGCATGGCCTGCTTCAGTGACTGCAGTTTTTCCAATTTGCGCTGGCAAAGCATAATGAGCTGATCAAGCAAAGAAATGCAATCGCCAATCTTTTTTTGCTCTTCATAACTCGTATAAGGAATTAATATGCTTTTCATTCCCTCTATATCGATACTTCTTCCATCTCGAATACCATATACGTGAGGTTTCAAATCATGCCTGATAAATACAGCAGAACGGAAATAGGCATAATAAAATCTGGCATCTATGCCTTCACCATGAAAAGTATGATACGCAGGACTGATAATTCCTTGAGAACTTGCTTTTTCCAATCCTCCTTCAAACGAGCGAAGATGGACGATAAAATCGTCTTTGTTTACCATTTTATAACTTGATAAATTTGATCTATCATACTGTAATGACCGGTCTGATTCATCTCGAAGTATGGTTCCCCCGCCTTGGACAATCATAAGAGGAGGTAATTCTGCATGATTTTTCTCCGAATATTCCTCAAATATGCTTCCCAGCTTTCTCTTTTCCCAGTCTCCCGTAAATCCACGGAACCGGACTTCCGGCACCTTTTTGCCGGGCCGGGGAAACATTTTCTCCAGCATGGACTTTTTGAAAGACTGTAACTTTGTTAATTTGTTCAGCGAGTTGAAAATCAATTGGTCAAGCTCCATAATCAACCTACTGATTTTCTTCTGCTCCAGTAATGAGGGAACCATGAACCTATATTCTGAGTATTCCTGTGCATTTACGCCTGGTTGCCCTGAACGTTGGGATGTTATGGAAATGTATTTGCTATAGTTTGATGTAAGTGTATTTTGATAGACAAAATCAGAATCATAGTTCTTCTTAACGTGAGCACGAATAAGGAATCCTGCATAATACACTAACCCATCCGATTGTCTGTAAATATATGATTTACCTACACTTGCACCGGTTCTTGCAAATAAAATATCTCCTTCTTTTAATCTATAATTCTTTGCAAAGTTCACATCCACATTTGGAGAACTTAAATTTTTAAGAAGAAAATGATGGGTTTTATCATCAATATCTGTTATACGAATATACTTATTCTTTCCATCATATTCTGTCGCAGGTGCATTAAGACCATACTCAAATGAATCTGCGATTTCTCCAAGTTTTCTCTCTTCCCACTCGTCAGCAAATCCTTGAAACCGCAGGGCCGGTACTTTTCTTTCTTCCATCATACCTTTCCTCCCAGCAGTTCAGCCAGCTGGCGGAGGCCTTCCATGTCTTTTTCCGGGCCCGTGAGTTCGCCCATCATGGACGCCAGAGAGCTCTCCGCTTTGCGGATTTCTTCATCTATGTCCCTATAGGTATCCTTATATTTATCTGCCATCTGCTGCACTTCTTTTTCCAAGTTCACCACCACTTTGTCTGAAAGGCCTTCCAGGGCATGCATGAGGGGCTGGATCCATTTGGCCTTAAGGAGGATGTCCTCTTCTTCCGGGGAAAGCTTCTCGATTCGGTTCTTTGTCCTGTCGGTAAGGCTGTCTTCTGCTGATTTGATTTCCTTCTTCAGTGCTTTTTCTTCTTCTGCCATTTTCAGCACCCGGATCACCATGTCTTCCGTGGTTCCTTCTTCCATAGGCGCTTCCATGCGCAGGATTTTCAATCGTTTCTGTACCGCCGGCTTCCCATAAGTACCATCCTTATAAGATTTCATATCATTCCAGGAAACTTCGGGATGCACGGCAATAAAGGCCAGCTTTTCTTTCTGGCTTCGGATGGGAAGGTATTCTTCCAGTGCCCGGATTTCATCGGTTTCCACATGTTCATAGATTTCCTTGGCCTTTTTCTGGATGGTCTGCATGTCAAAGGCATCGTTGCTGTCGTTCAGGAGGCTTTCTTTATCCTCTTCCGGCATTTCTTCTATGAATGATGCATACCGGTCCTGGATTTCCCGGATGCGTTTTTCTTTCTCTTCTATATTTTTCAAGTCTTCTGCCAGGAAGGTGTGCTGCAGGAGTGCAAAAGGAATAATGCGGCTTGTCCAGCCTTCCTGCACAGCGGTGTCCTTTCCTTTCTTTTTCTTCGTCACCATGTGAGGCAATACCTGACAAATCACATCTTTCCCTTCGGTCTGGATGGTTTCCAGATCCGCCGCAATCCCTTTCCATGCATCATCAAGAATCTGGTAGGCTTCATAGGGGTCGATAAGGGGCATGTCCTTGAGACGCGAAAAGATTTCTTCCGCCAGTTTTTCTTCTTCTCCTGCCACAGGGATGGTTTCCATGGAAGAAATCAGGTCTTCTTCCATCATACGATCCATACCGTCAAAGGCATGGGAAAAGCGGGTTTCAAATTCTTTGACGTCTTCATTTTCTTTCACTGCACTGCGTACATCCACAACAGCAGGAATGAAATAGCCGTCTTCTCTTTTCTTGAAAAGGGTCTCTTTCAGGGTAGGGAAAATCTGCCAGTATGGGTCCAGCTTTCCCAGTTCTTCTTCCGAAAGGCCGCTGTTCATAATGGAATAAATATCCCAGTGCTCCGCCTCTTCCGAGGAGTCCACATAGCGGGGAATGTTCAGGTTATAGTCGTTTTTACGGATTTCATCGATAGATACTTTGCGGGAATACTTGGGAATATCCAGTCTTCCCTTGTATGTATCCACGATTTTCTTGATATCCCGGGCCCGAAGTTTATTGTCTTTTCCTACTTTTTCAAAGCCCTTAGATGCGTCAATAAAGAGGATATCCCTTGCCTCCCTCTTCTGGCGAAGGACCATGATAATGGTGGGAATGCTGGTGCCGTAGAAAATATTCGGTGGCAGACCGATAATAGTATCGATATGGTTTTTCTCCACCAGATTCCGTCTGATTTCCCCTTCTTCATTACCCCGGAAGAGAACGCCGTGAGGAAGGACGATGGTCATAATGCCATCGGGTTTCAGGTGGTACAGGTCATGGAGCAGGAAGGCATAGTCCGCCTTCGTTTTCGGTGCCAGCCCAAATCCTGCAAACCGGGGATCATTCTCCTTGTTTTTCGGATCCCAGGGCTGCGAATAGGGCGGGTTCGACACGACCCCATCCAAGTACAAAGGTTTGGTTTCATGATATTTATCCAGCCAGGGCCAGTCCTTTTCCAGTGTATCTGCATTCCGGACTTCGATATTATCAGGAAGTATATTTCTCATGACCAGATTCATACGGGTCAGGTTGAACGTATTTTCCTTCAATTCCTGGGCATAGTACTTGATGGAGTTTCCATCTTTCATATATTTCGCAGCGGCATGGCCGATGGTTATCAAAAGGGAACCGGATCCACTGGTGGGATCTCAAACGTTCACGTATTTGATACAATCCAACGATAGCCAGGATTTTGAACACCCCGTGTGCATAGGGGAAAAAGCACGATAAAAGCAGGACAGTCGCCATTTTACTGGTCGGCTGCCCTGCTTTTCTTAAGCCTTTATTTCTGTTCCGTTTTTGAATGTCACCCGGATATCGTCCTTGCTGTATACCGTGATAAAGTCCACCAGGCTGCTCCAAAGCCGGACGTCGAATTCCTGGATGGGGTCCTGGCTCTGGAGGTCCTTGATGAAACTCTCGAGCTGCTTGCTCCTGGCCTTGCGGTATTGAATGTCCTCACAGGCTTTGTCATATTGTTTCTTTGTGGCTTCATACCAGCCAACCAGCTCATCATACTTCCGAGCATATTCATCCTGGTTCTGAGCAACCCTTGCGTTCTCGGCAATAAGCTGCTGCACCTTATCAGTCAGCAGGTTCAGATCCATTTCGAGCTTGTCTCTCTCCTTTTCTAGAGCTTCTGTATTTGTCAGTTTTTCTTTCAGGTAGTTTACGCTGTCCAGAATTTCCTCTTTTCGTTCAATAACATGGTTGACTGCCTTCACAAAGATAGATTTGATTTCCTCTTCTGTAATATGTGGAGTCGTACAATGATTCTTGAACTTATCATTGCAGCGGAAAATGGTCCGGCGATATTGGTCGGTGGAATGCCAGACCTTGGAACCATACCAGCAGCCGCACTGACCGCACTTGATTTTACTTGAGAAAATAGATACCCCGCTGTATCGTTTCTTTCCCTCACGCCGGCGCTTGATTTCTTCCTGCACCCAATCAAAGACCTGAGGGCTGATGATGGCTTCGTGGTCATTTTCTACATAGTACTGCGGCACTTCACCTTCATTTTGCTTTTTCTCTTTGGTCAGGAAGTTGACGGTGAAGCTTTTCTGCAATAAGGCATCTCCTTTATATTTCTCATTAGTCAAGATATGTTGTACAGACTGCTGAGACCAACGCTTCTTTCCACCTGGGGTTAGAATTCCACTGGCTGTGAGCTTTCTTGCAATGGAATGGTAGGTAAATCCGCTCAGAAACAACCGATAAATAAGCTTCACTGTCTTAGCCTGCTCTTGATTTACGACCAGGTTCCCATTCGGACCTCTGTCATACCCAAGAAAACGCCCGAACGGAACACTGACCTTGCCATCAGCAAACCGCTTCCTATGACCCCAGGTGACATTTTCCGAAATGCTCCGGCTTTCTTCCTGGGCCAGGGAACTCATAATCGTGATGAGAAGTTCGCCCTTGGCATCCAGCGTCCAGATGTTTTCTTTCTCGAAATAAATCTCGATGCCCTTGTCCTTGAGCTTTCGTACCGTCGTCAGGCTGTCTACCGTATTTCTGGCAAAACGGCTGACTGACTTTGTAATAATCAGGTCGATTTTCCCATCCAGGGCATCTTTGACCATCCGCTTGAAGCCATCACGGTGACGGGTATTGGTGGCCGAGATACCTTCGTCTGTATACATACCAACGAACTCCCAGTCGTCTCTTCCCTTTATATAATTAGTATAATAATCAACCTGGGCAGCATAGCTGGTAATCTGATCGTCATGGTCCGTAGAAACTCGGGCATAGCCTGCCACTTTCCTTTTCTTCCGGCTGTTAATCGGAGCCGCAGTATAACGGCTGATGGTGGCCGGAATTGCTCTTACTGTTCTTTCCATCGGTTATTCTCTCTCCTCCATTCTGCTTTCAACTCTTCGATTTTCGCTTTCGCGTCTGGGGCTTTGCTTTTGAATAGTTTCGTAAGTTCACTCATATATTTCTTGTACGCTTCACTGTGGCGGCACCCATATTTCCTGTCTTTATATGGTCTGGCCTCCGTATGTCCATCTTTGAAGTAAAAGATAACTTCGCCATTCTTGATGACGGCCTTTTCCAGGAGTTCATCCATTCTTTCCTCATCGAAGGAAGCCATTCCCAATACAGAAGCTGTCAAATTTTTCATAGTGCTATCCTTGATGGAGCCATTGCCACATTTGCCGGCACAGCGCCAGTACCGTTCCTTTCCACCATCAAGATACGTAGTCTGCTCGCTCGTGTAATTTTCTCCGCAGTTCCCACATTTAATGAATCCTGTGAACTCATTGAATGCCTTTCGGTTGGGGTTGGTGCTTTTCAGTTTATGCCTCTCGCCCCATTCCTTTCTTCGCTCGGGAGTCCACCAATCGGTCTTTGCGGTAGAGGTCCAGTGCCGGGTAATCTCCTCCCCGTTTTTCATATGAAACACCATGGTATGCTGCTCTGGAACCACAATCTTATCCACCCGGTCCAAAAAGGTTTTCTCATCGAATTCTTCAAGCCCCAGGACTTTATTGCATTCCTGGATAAGGATTTTTTGAGGAATGCTCCCTCTCGATTGGCAAGTTCGTCCTTTGACTTTATGGGAACCACAAGACCAATAGTCTTGTTTCTGCTTCCCCTTCTTCCGGATATAATGCACATAACTTTTTCCACAGATACCGCACTTAATTTTGCTGGTAAAGCAACAGGTATTAATGGACCAGTTTGCCAAAGCCCCTAGTTTCCTGCGCCGTTCCTGCTCCGCCTGTACCTTTTGATAGACTTCCATAGGGATGATGGCTTCATGGGTATTTTCCACGAAATATTGAGGTAACTCCCCACGGTTGATTTTTGTCTTTCCGGTAATAGGGTCAGTGACGTATTCCTTCTGAAATAGCAAATTGCCGGTGTAAGTGATATTCTTTAATATCGCCCGGATGGACGTATTACTAAAATGTTTTCCATTGGAGGATTTCACTCCCCGTTCAGCCAGTTGCTTTTCTGTAGCCTCAGCGGATAGCCCATTCAAGAAATTATCATAAATGAGCTTTATCACAGCCGCTTCTTTCGGTTCAATAACAAGCTGGTCACCTTTCCAACGGTATCCATAGATTCTAAAGCGTCCGTTGGGAATCCCTTTTGCAAAACGCTTCCGGGTTCCCCATTTCACATTCGTACTGATGGAGCGGCTTTCCTCCTGAGCAAAGGATGCTAAGATTGTCAGCATCAATTCGCCATCACCACTCATGGTATGGATATTTTCCTTTTCAAACCATACCTCGATACCCAGTTTTTTCAGGTGTCGAACAGTACGCAGTAGGTCTACCGTGTTACGGGCAAAGCGCTGGATGGATTTTGTAAGAATAATATCAATCTTCCCTGCTTTAGCATCTTCCAGCATCCGCCGGAATTCCTGTCGCTTTTTTATTCCCGTCCCGGAAATCCCGTAGTCAGCGTAGACCCCGGCGTATTCCCATTCCGGGTTCTTCTGTATCAGACTGCTGTAATAGCTAATCTGGGCTGAAAGGGAATGGTGCATTCGTTCCGATTCCATGGATACTCGGGCATATGCAGCCACTTTTTTACGTGGCCTGAGATTAGGAACGCTTTGCTCGATTTTACGAATTGTCCGCATAGTATCAACTCCTTCCAACACCATATATCACTCTGTTTGATACAATTAGCAAGTAAATAAGTCCCCAGAAAACGGCTGGTATCGTCGGAGCATGTCGCGCTCAAAGTCATGATATTCCTTTTCTGTGATGAGCTTCTTGGCCAGCATCTTCCGAGCCAAATGCAGGGTCACCTGGAAAGCTACTTCTTGTTGAAACGTCTTCTTATCCATGGCGAACACCTCTAAACCGGTAAGCAATATAGCAGTCATGGGAGCAGAACTTTCTGTGGCTATCCCCGTAGGCCATGAACTCTTTCCCGCAGGCCGGGCAGGTATAAGTGTAATTTGCTTTCCTCCGCACCAGGTCCAGATGGTTATTCCACCACTTATTGCGGCAAGCGTCCGAGCAGAAGCGTTTCCTCTTCCGGCCAGGATTCTGTGTGATCGGTTTGCCGCACTCCTCACAGGCAGTTCCCGTCTTTGGCGCTGTAAGGCTATTCCTCCTGCAGAAAGACTTTACTGTGTTGATAGAAACCCCAAGCTCGGTAGCTATGCTGCCATACCCTGCTCCATCCCGGCGCAGTGAGATAATCTTTTGTTTCTGTTCGTCATTCATTCTTGGCACCTCCTGAATTTTGGTCTTCAGGAGTAACAGGACAAAAAGCCTATCGTTAAGTACTTTTAGGACATTAAAAAAGAGACTCGTCATTTTGACAGTCTTCTTTTGAGTATTTCTCACTTACTATTCCACGAAAAATTCAGCTTTTTTAATTACAAATAAACTTTTTATTGGGAATAATCCCTCTATAAATATGCTAAAATATATTAAAAATTATATTTTTTATGTGATTCCGGAGGAATGAACCATGACTCAATCATTTACCATTCCAGAAACAATATCCGAAGAATACATTAGGAATCTTAACTGGAGAGAATTTGAGTTATTCGTTAGTGAATTGTTGAAATGGAACGGCTATTATGCAAAAGTAACACCCGCCTCAAATGATGAAGGAAAAGATATTATTGCAACAAAAAATGGTGACCATTACTATATTGAATGTAAGCATTGGTCCAAACATTATAAAGTAGGCCGAGAATATTTAGAAAAATTAGTGGGGGCTGCCGCAAGAGATGGCGTAAAAAATATAATTTTCATAACAACAAGTGCTTTTCACAAAAATGCTTATGACTATAGGGATGACCTAAATATACAAGGTAATTTTAATTTACTGCTATTAGATACGAAGAGCCTCATTCGCTTGTCTAAACATCATAAAGAAAATAATATAAATAATCTTAGCACAACAAGAAACACACCAATTATTACTCCATTTACCAAGAAAGATTTAAAACTCGGAGACCTTAGTTGGCATGATCCCAAGGAGAAGGTGCTGAAAGTTCTAGGTTCCCCAATTTCAATAAAGAAAAATTTTCCTCCCCTTTGGTCTGGTAATGTTGAAGACCTAAAATTTGATAACAATAATATCGAGGTAATTGCCGTTAATGATTCCTTAATGTTAATGATTGTGAAATTACCCAATAACATGGCAACTCCAAGAGGAATTTACTGTGGCATGACAGCTCAAGACATTATTGATGCTTATGGCCAGCCTTCGTTCTCATACAATGGGAAGAATAGTACAATGGATACCTCCATAGTTTATGAAGTAGAGGATAGAATTGACCTGATATTTGATTTGTTAAATAATAAAATTACTTGCATTCGATTTGGAGAATTTGACTAAACTCCTAAACATTAATAATTTCTTTAATCACTCTAACCGCCGATAATAGCAAGTATTTCTCACTTACTAGTCCACGAAATATTCAGTTTTTTAAGGTACAAAAAAAGAGCCTACCAAAGGCTCTCTTTTTATTAAAGTGTGAAAAGGAAGGCTGGTCTTTTTTCATATTCGTTGTTCATGAGCTTTTTGTTATCGCTGTAGATTTCAACCATACCTTTCAGGTTGCAGCCCATTTTCGTGAAGGCCCAAGCGGTGTCCATGGCGTTGGTCCAGTTGGAGGAGAAGGTAAATTCTGTCACCCCGAACTCTTTGAACATCTGGATGATTCTTTCTGGTTCCGTGTAGGAGCCGCTTACGTCCAGGAGCTTGTTGCCGCGCTGCTTCATTTCGCTGTAAAGCCGCATCATGCTACTGAAGTCTTCCCCTTCGGCCCGAACCTCCTGAAGCAGTTCCTGGTAACCTTCCCGGCAAACGCCCATGCCTTTTTCGTCATTTGCCTTTTCGGCCTCGTTGAATTTCTTTGCCATGTCCAGGTTTCTTTCGTAAAACCTTGCAATCATTTCCATCTTTTTCATTTTGTGTACCTCTCTTTCCTCGGGGTGTTTCCCCTTTTCGTGTGTATATATATCACTCTAAAGGTACATAATAGCAAGTCAATCATCGATAAATATCGTACTTATCTTCGGTTTATATTTCTCTTCCATCCGCTCCTTGAACCGTCGATATTCCTTTCGAGTGATCAGCCCCTGGGCTAAAATCTTCTTCGCTAGATTCATAGTAGTTAGATAGGTTCCCTCATCTTTAAGACTCATGATATCCAAATTTTGCTTTTCCATAGCATTTATGGCAGGAATATTTTTTAGACAAGATTCATGATGACCAAACCTCGCTTCCACATAGCATTCATGGCAGCAGTATTCCCTTGTCTTCGAACCAGTTACTGTAAATAACTTATGGCAATTAGGACAAATCATTTCCCTAGCATTCCGGTGATGCACCAGTTCCCTGTGTGTATTCCACCAGTTCATCCGGCATTCATCACTGCAAAACTTTCTCTTCCGACCTAGTTTTACCTGATGCAGTGGCTTTCCACAATAAAGGCAATAACCATTCTTATCCTGGATTGCATGGCGTTTACAGTAAGATTTTACCGTATTAACTGATATGCCCATAGCCTTGGCAATCTTGATATACCCCAGGCTCATACACAAAACCCACGGGCCCGAACATCCGCAGGATCACCAGCGGCCGGGCTCCTCTTTTCGGCTGCCGTCCGAATCTGCGCCACTGTTCCGGTGTCGCCACGAACCGGCTCCCCGGCTTCTGGATATACACCAGCATGGCATTATAGGGCCCGATATAGGGAAACCGCTTCACAAAATTTACAAGACCTACGAAATTCTCCTTACTCCGATACTCCCGGACCTCCGCATAAAGCCTGTCGATTTCCTGTATCCTCTTAGCCCGCTCCTCACCCATGGGGACCACCTCCTGTATGACTACAAATACTGTACTTCCTTATTTCAGTATACTCAGTCCCCTGTCAGATTCTGACATCGATGCCAAATTTTTCCACGCAAAGAAGTAGCTGGCAGCTGGTGGCTAGTAGCTGGTACAACAGCGGCTACGCCGCCGTAGGGTTCCTGAAGACTCTGCCCCCAAACCGCGCAATTGCCTCTGCCCAAGGCTCTCTTCCCAGAAGAGAGCTGCACACCGGGCTGAGAGATGGTAATGGGTTTTACGCACAGGACGTTTACATCGATAGTGAGTACACCCATCAGAATCCCTCTGTCTGCTCCGCAGACATCTCCCTTTGAAAAAGGGAGACTGACCATTAGTGGCTTCGCCACATAAATCAGCCTGCGGCGCTTTCAACGGCTAACCTCCGTCAAGTGAGACCGAGATCGAGACTGAGATCGAGGGTAACAGCGGCTTCGTCGCAGATGGATTCCTAACGACTCTGAACCAATAACGTGAAATTGCCTCAGCACGAGGCCCCTTCCCCGGGAAGGGGCTGCTCACCGGGCTGGGGTTAGCTGATGGGAACTGAACGAAGCGCCGCAGGCTGTCCAGCTCAAGGCTCAAGGCTGAATGCTCAAGGCCCCGCCCGTTCACACGCCCCTCATCCACACAAGCGCCGCAGGCTGACCGGCTTTTTTGGAAGCTAACCGCTAGCAGCTGGAAGCCCCCATCCGTTCAGACACCGCTCAGCCATTCATCACCCGGCCCGGAGGGCCTGTCCACCTGGATCTGGACCTGGCCACTAGATCTATTTTCCCACGGGGCTGGGGTTAATGATGAAAAATGATTGATTCAGCCCACAGAGACTCGCTCCACTGGGCCAAAGGCATGATTCCTCTCGATTTCACCAGTCCCAAAACCTTTCCATCTGACCGCTGACAACGGGCAACTAAAAGCCCACCCGTTCAACCGCCGTTCTTGTGATCCAGCATTCTTTCCATGGAAAAGAGTCGGTCCAGGATATCCGATGACAGGATACCCAAATGGGAAAGGTCATTCCTTGCATTATATGCAACTTTAAAGAGGTCATCGTCTTTCCCACTGAATGGACTGATTCCCTCGCCACGGAGAAAGTGCTGGAGATGGCGGAGCTCCATGTCCTGCGGCACTTCGAGACGATTGCCAAAATCGTCATCAGCAGGAAGGCATCGGACAATGGTATCCTCATATTTTTTTATGATGTAACGGCGAAATTTCTCGGTAATAGGGAGTACGAACCGTATCTGGGCCTCCCAGATGGCTTCCTGTATCCTGTCATCGGAAAGGAGCTTTCCCGATTCCTCTTTTCCTTTATAGCAGGAAACGGGGTCCGCATAAAGGCTGTATCCTGCAAGGCGGGCAGCCAGTCGGCTGTCCAGGCCCACAAGGTTGGAAACGAGTTGGGCAATGTAAGCGCCTTTGGAGTTCTCCGTTTCGAAGGGTCCCAGGCAATGGAGTGCAAAAAACTGGATGTCGTAGGAAGAGACGAATTCTTCAAGCCTCACGGTTTTACAGATATCAGTATCCGGAGGATTGGATGAGAGGAAAATCATGGACCCATTCCCTGCTTCTGAAACCTTGCTGAATCCATCTATCACTTTTTTTATCCATTCCGGAAAGCCCTCCGGGATGGTGACCTGGAGAATACGGTGAGCAAGGATGCCGCTCTTAATGATATCGCCGTAGGGATCCAGGAACCCCGGGGTGCATCGAGGCCCCAGTTCCCGGACAAGGGCAGCCAGGAAATCGGTGGAAGAAGCGCAGCCTGCTGTGTCCATCACCGTAAAGGTGAGGGAACTGTCCGATCGAAGAAGGCGGTCCCTGAGGATCTGGAAAAATGTGGTATCCACATCTTCCATCTGCAAAAGGACACATTTCCCGTTACGGATAAGACTTTCCACCTGCTTCAGATATTCCTTCGGGCCGGAAACCTTACGCCACCAGGTCTCCCCTTCCTCTGTATCCCATTTATTCATCTGCATAATTCTCCAACTCCCTCTCAATCTTCTCCGTGCCACCCATCATACTGTAGAAACTGTAGCGATTGAAAAGATATCCCCCTTCCTCATCTTTTCGGAAAATATTCAGTTCCTCCATCTCGTCCATCAGGGCTTCCAGATTTTCCAGGGAAAGATTTGTAAGCCGGGAAATACCATAAACCACAGCTACATTCCGGATATCATCGGGCTTGTAATTTTGCTTTGGCTGCCCATCCTCAAGGGCATAGCAGTCCGCCATGGCCAGGGCAATAAGATAGTAATAGTCATCATCCCCCTCATCAACCCGGAGGGTAATCTGGAATTTCTTCTCTATATCCTCCAGAAAATCTTTATCCTCCAACAGGGTTTTCAGATATTTTTCGTCCAACACATAGGGCGGATTGTTGGCCGTATTAAAATCCTTCTTCCGATAGCTTTCCTTCACCGATTCTACAAGCTTCTTGCCATAGAACTGGATAAGCCCTGGGAAATAGTTCGTTTTCGAAAGTATGGTACTGATGATTTCCATGGAGGGAATTTCAAATCCCATGTAGCTCAGCGGCTTCAGGAGCAGCTCGCAGGCATCGGAAAAACTGAATGGTTTGATATTGATATGTTCCAACTGGCCATACACCGTATTACTGCCGAGCCGGTTTTTATCGAAACGGATAACATTATGGAGACCGGCCAGCACAAATTTGAAGCGGTTCTCCGAGTAATTCCGGATATCCCGCAGTACTTCGATGGGCTTATTCTTTTCCCGGTCCGCAGAGAGGAGGAACTGGTCCGCCTCATCGATGAGAAGCATAAGTTTGGAGACTTTCTTCTGGAAACGGCCGGTGAGAAGATCCTTCATCTGTTCACCGAAATCCTCCCAGGTCTCCGGTTCCGTCATAATGAGACCATTACGGGAGAGTTCGCCGGCAATAGCATGCAGGGCCGCCTCCATATCCTTCCCCTTGATATCGAAATAGAAAGCATACATATCTTTTTCCGGATGGTGTTCCAGCAGGCTCACCTGTTTCAGGAGGATACTTTTTCCCAGCTGCCGGCCGCCATAGACCAGGGTAGGTCCGTTCATATCGCGTATTTTGGCCAGTTCCGCCGTCCGCCCGATAAACATCTCCGGCGGGATAAATCCGGTGGAAATAAAGGGCTGCGCATTTCCAAAGGGCATAGCCAGCTCTATGGTCTTATTTCTGCGGTTCAACCGTTCATAGTCTGTGAGATAGAGGGCAAGAACCCGGTCAATGACGATAATGTTTCTCATATTATCATCCACTTTCATGGCCCTTGCCAGTTCCCGCCGTTCTGAAAGGGCCATAGCCCCATCAAAAATACAAATCGTTCCCGTTTCCGGCTGGATACCGCAATCCTGGATTTCATTGATGATTTCTTCCCAGGTCCGGCGGCCACTGATGGAAATGACCCGAAGCCCATGTTCAAAGATCCCGCTGCCAAAAGCTTTTATGGGATGGCGGTTTGTCTGGGACTCACCGGAACTTTCCGACCTGTCAAACCGTAGATGGTAGATAAACCGGTTATTTTCTCTTTTTTCCCGTTGGATATCATCTAAAGGCCGGGGATAGCCAAGATGATAAATGAGATTCGAAAGGCCAACAGTCCCATTCGAAATGAGCCGTACCCAGGAATTGACAAAATCAAGTTTTTCACGGCCCGCAGAATTCTTGCTGAGCTGGCTGTTGCTGGTATTATTCGAGCGAAGCCAATTGTCAAAGATGGAATTCAGCATGTACTTTCCATTTTTGGCGCACATGTCGTATAGGGGATTGTAATTCTTCGGTTTCAGGAACTTCATAAATTCGTTCGGATAGGAAACCACCATCTGACTGATTTCTGTCCGTTTTCCATCCTGGCACTGGCGCATGTAGTCTTCTGCCACACTGAGATTATTTTCAGAAAGGCATTTCTTAATCTGCCCAAGCACCGGGAAATCATCTTCTTTCCCCCCATTCTGGAGGAGCTTCTTTCTGAGCGTACGGAACTGGTTTTCCAGGGAGGCCCTGCGGGGTGCGGAATCCTGGCGGATCTTATCCATACAGGCCCTTTTGAAAAGCTCGATAAAACCGTAATTCTCTGTTTCCTTCAGATGCTTCGCCAGACGGTTAGCTGTTTCCATATAGAAATCCATCCGGTTCTTTTCCGTAATCTGGCCATAGTTGTAAGCCAGCTCCAGGCTGCTGCGAAAATCAGAAAGCTGCTCCTTCAGGTAAGCTTCCCCACTGACCTGGATTTCTTCCTCCGAAAGGCCCTCAAAAGCAGGCTTCCCGGACAAAACAGAAATCAGCCGGGCACTTCCCATATCCCTTTCTCTCAGTGCCTGTTTTTCCGCTGTTTCCCAGGCTTCATCCGATGAAGGGACCAGATTTTCTGCAGTAATCTTCTCTATGTGTTTCCGTACCCTATCATAGAGATCCAGGGCAGGAATTCTGAAATCAAAGAGGAAAGGCAGGAAATGGCTATCCAGTTCAATAAACGTTGTCAGAAGGAAAGGCGCATAGAAAGGCCGCTGCTTCTTGTATCCCGGTGCTGTTTCTTCCCCTCGGCCGTCATTGGCGGAATGGGTTTCCTTAATCAGGGACTTCACCAGATAGCGAAGGGCGGCTATGCCGATTTCTTCCATTGGATTTTCCGAAGAAAGAGATTCCATTTCCCCCATGAGATCGGTACAGGTACTTTCCACCTGCTCCGCCTGTTTCCGCACCATATACATATCCACCGGAGCCGAAGCCCCCATCTGCTCCAGTCGTTCCATGGCCAGTGCATATTTTCCAAAGCATTCCACCGTATCGGTAAGAAGATTCATAATTTTTTCGCGGCCTATGCCGATAAGGCGGCTGTTATTCTGTCTGTCCACATGGACCCCATTCCACAGGCTATCGATATAGTCGGAGATTTTATGGGGATCCATATGCTGGGAAAACTGCTCCGGTTCCATACCCAGACAGCCAGAAATGGGACCATCCATGAAGCGGCTGCAGAAATCAAGCAGCGGCTTATAGTCCTTCCGGTTAAAAGCATCATAACACCGGCGGCAGTCACTGTTCTTGCCAAACATGACGTTGTAGGTCTTCTGGAGCCTCGGATGGTTATGCATTTTGCGCCGATTATTTTCTATCTTTTTATTCTGTTCGTTGATTTCCTTTCCATACTCCTCCAGGTCCTGCCGGAGACGGTCCATAGAATCATCGGTGTCTGCCAGGCAATTTCCAAGCCCCCGTTCATTTCTTCGGAGAAATGCAGCCAGCAGGTTCAGTACTTTTTTCAGACTTGGTAATTTTTGGAGTGCCTCGTTATCCCGGTCATCATTGATCTGGCGGATACGATTCTCCGACTGCCAGCGCCAGTTTTCATTGCGCCGGTCCGGATGGTAAAACGCCCGGAGCAGGGCAGCACTATTCAGGTAATCCCGGGCAGAACCGGCATCCACTTCCGGCACATCCAGGGAGCTGTCCCAGTAATCGAAGGAATCCCGCCCCTCTGAAATCCGGCTATACAGAGGGTCCACCAGGGCATAAGAAAGCTCAGCCTCCAGATCCCGAATCCACTCCCGTTCATTAGCCTGCCGCAGGCTGTGAATCAGCAGCATGGCCTCCGCCCAATGGTGGGCCTTCATCTGGGAGGCAGTCAATTCGATCGCTTCTTCAGGAGGAATTACTCTAACCGCAGAGGAAAAAGGAATGCCCCTGTTCTCCTTCTCCTTTTCCGTCCCGGCAGTTACAGCATCAGCCTGTGCCTTGACAGTTGCAGGCTCTGATTTTTGGACGACTCTGTCTTCCTGCTGTCTTGTTTCATGGGAGGTTCTATTATCTGTTTTCTGGGGTTCCTCCATCTTCAGGACAGTATCATTGACGGGCCGATTTTCCTCTTTGCCCATCGTTCTCTGTTCACCATGTACGTCAGCCTGGGGTATCGGCTTTTCTTCCTTTTCCTCTATTTCAGGATCTGCAGAATTCTCGGATTTCTTTTCTGACGGACGATTCTCCGGATTTTTGGATACATCCTTTTCCCCGGCTTCTGAGGAAGAATGTTCCTCCGGAAGTCCGGTTTTATCATGCTCATCCGGTCCCGATGGACCCGTCAGGAAATAGAGCACCTGAAATGGCTGTTCCTTTCCCTCCCTGTCCATCAGCCGATAGTGTCTGGCTTCCGGCCCGGTTTCGAGGAAATAGAACCGTTCGAATCCCATATCCACGGCCCTGTCAGTCCATTCGCTGATTTCATCAGCAGAAGAAATCATGACAACCAGTACCAGCGGCGGTTCCGTTTTTTCTCCGGATGACTTCTCCTGTTCTACGTTCCCACCCTTTGCCTTCCCGGCTTTCACTTCCTTCATGATTTCATCGGTCAACTTTTTGCTATTGACTGAATCTATAAAAAGCAGGTTCAGGATGCCTTTCTCATCTTTCCCTTCCATCGTCAGAAATCCGTGCACATCTCCAATGCCTTCCCTGCCGTAATAAATATGATGACTCTTACTCAGATTTTCACGAACGAAATACACCCCTTTCATGACCTGGAAATCCTTAAAACAATGGTAATAATCAGAAGGTTCATTCAGACTGACTTTACTATTTTTTTTGAAAAACCATTTATTCACGGAATCCTGGTGAAGTACAGGCCACAGCTCCGGATTGATGACATAAGCCTCATCGCTGCCCCCCGTAAGCCGGGCAATGCAGCCTGAATCATAGAGCCTCTCCAAAGCCTCCGGCACCAGGGCACGGAAGGGGGAAGCCGGATCGATTCCCGGATCACCGACATACCAGTCCGGAAGAATCAAAGCCTTCACCTGTAGCTCTCTGAGCAGGATCTTGGCTGTTACACCCAGACCTTTCATATCCCGAAAAGTAGAAATAAATTTCGTTGCTTTTTTTAGTTTCGGACGCAGTTCCTTTTTCTCCAAAAGATCTTCAGCTTTCGATGCTTCCTCTTTTTTTACATTTTCCACTGCCTCAGCGGGAATCTGTTTCTGCTTTTCTGTTGCAGGGACAGGCTTTTCCTCACTTGGATGGGTCTCCCTCGGTGTTTTATCTACCGCCGCAGCCCTTTCCGTTTCTGTCTTCTCCCCTGCATTTTCCTTTTCCCTCCGCAGGATCAGATGCTGCATCAGGGCATAACCGATGGTGGTGCTGAAAGATCGGCAGATTTCATTGAAGAGGTCCAGGGAAGGACCCTCAGGAGCCGCCGCAGAGAGAAGCTTTTTCATAGCCAGGATACGGTCTTTATGATTCTTGAAATGATCCATATCCCCCAGGATAGCGGCTGCTTCCTTCCTGATTTTTTCCAGTTCCTCTGCGATTTTTCGGTCTTCCCCCTTATAGGAAAGGGCAAGGACATCCTTAAGGATATCGGAAAGAGAAGCGGCCTCCGCTTTTTCTTCCTGTGCCTTTTTCCAGGAAACAAGGAAATTCCCGATCTCAGACATGGAAGCAGGCGGTTTCATTCCCATACCTGCCAGGGTAAAGAGGAGCTTGGCCTGGGCATTTTTCAAATCGTTAGATGTCTCAGCCAGATGGTCCAGTAAATCCCCATCAAAAAGTTTCTCATCCGCAATCACATCCAGAAGGTGCTTAGAGCATTTTCCTGTCTCCTGCCGCAGTTTCTTTATCTGGTCATATAGTGCAAATACATCGTTTGGTTCGTTCATTCCCATTTCATCCGCCATACCTGATCCTCCTCTGTAAATCAAAAATCAATCCATCCAAGTCCGGCTCATAGGATTTCCTGCCCTCAATCCCGGTCTTCCGAAATAAAATGGGCATCAAGGACTGCATTAATCCAGTCGTAATTCTCCCTGTCCCTTACAGGATAAGCAAAATACAGACTGGCATAGACTTTCGTACCAAAGAATTTTTTCTTATAATACACATTGCCATTCTTTATGCCCGACGTGACATACCAGTTCCCGCCCCGAGCCTTATAGGTAATCGTGGGATCCGTTTCACGGCCATAGGCATCATCGATGTTTTGTCCAGGGATCATGTAGGAACCGCTGACACTCAAGACTACACTGCCATCCCTGCTTTTAAAGGTACAGCCGTCACCATTGGCAGGAAGATAAGCCTTTTCCATAAAATCAGGCACCCAGGTATGAATATGAAACCGGCCGTTACTGTATCTATGAAACTGATCAGAATCCGTAAACCCATTAGCTACCGACCGGGCAGGCAGTATCCGTCCTTTGTAACTGCTGTATCCGCCGCGGGGAGCCTGGAATTCATCCAGGGTCTTGGTATAAGTCTTCACATAGTTATCGCTATAGCGCCAGGAGGCAGTAAAAGAATAATAGGTCCCTGCCAGCATGACATCCATGTATTTGCGCTGGCTGTAAAAAGCAGCAAATAAACCTTCATATTGAACCGGATATGCCGCAGATTCATAAGCAGACCTGTAATCTTTAAGGGCATCATTATATTCCACAGCATCATTATACAGGTCAAGCCATTCATAAAAACCTTTGGGGCTTTGGTCTACTAAGCTGATATCCTTATCAATTTTAGAATACTGATTTGATAAGTTGAAATATAAACTATTCAGCTTCCGATAGGAATTTATGCTCTGCTCAAATACCTCCGGGTACCCCTTCGCAAAAGAATCCACAATCTCGCGAGGCACATCGGATGTATTAATCCATTTCAACTTTCCGTTTTGGATGATAAAATAGGCCCGCTCCGCTTTTTTATTTCCTTTGGAATTCTTATTCTTATAATCCAGCCAGGCAAGGTTATTTTTAGAATCCACCTTATAATCCACTTCCTGGAAAGCATCGGTCCCCTGGGTCTTAAAGAATTGCTTTTTTACCATTCCTACAGCATCGTCATGCCCCTGTGCTGCACAGCCGGAAAGAATCGCAATACCGGCAGCCAGCAGCATTCCGGATGCGATTCTTTTACAGTTATGTAGTATCATTTTTCTCCCCTTTTCCTGTTAATACAGTACTTTCATAGCTTATAATCCCCACATCTATGCCATGCTAAAAACTATAATAAATAGCATAAATCTATTTAATTATACCCTATCCATACTTTATAAAACCGTGTATGCCATAATAGTATAAAAAAACGAAATAGCCTTGCCAAAATTAGATAGCATCCGGTCTCGCAACAGATGTCTGGTGGTCAGGACTTCAGCGGCGCCTCCATTCGCTAATCCCCGTCAAGTGAGATCGAGACTGAGACCGAGATTGAGAGAAACAGCGGCTCCGCCAATAATGGGGTCCTGACGACTCTGCACAAATACCGTGTCCTCTACAGTAGTCCCCTTCCTCGGGAGGCGGAGGTTCTGCAGAGAACCTCCGAGTCAATTGTAAGTTGGCGCTTCTAATGCACATTAAAGCGCCTTTCTTTTATCAATTGACGCTGCCCACGGGGCTGGAGTCAGCTGATGGGAACTGACAGAAAAGGCCCGCAGGGCCTATTCGCCTAGCCACTAGATCTAGCCACTAGCCACTGATTCGCCGCAGGCGAACCAGCTTTCCTGAAAGCTAACCGCTAGCAGCTAAAAGCCCCCATCCGTTCAGACGCCGCTCAGTCATCCATCACCCGGCCCGGAGGGCCTGATCGCCTGGCCACTAGATCTAGCCACTAGCTACTTCCTGGCCACCATGTATCCCAGAAGTCCTGCGATAATCATGAGACTACCGTTTCTCTCCCTCTTCAGGCGGCGGATCTTCTTTTCTTCCTCTTTCCTGTACGCTTCGAAGGATGTTCTCACATTCTGCAAGGCTTCTTTCTCCTTCTTCAGCCCCAGTTCCGATGCTTTCAGCTGTGCCGTAAGCACTTCGGAGGAGGCCCTCGCCTGTTTCAAGGTTTCTTCTGATTTCGCCAGCTGCATCTTCAACCATTTGTCATGTGGAATAAAGGTATTGTGAGGCTGCACCTATATCGGATTATTCCTCATCCTCGATGATATAACCGCTTTCTACTCCTTTATTGGAGTTATAGAAATGGAACTCATCATCAGCCAGGCTCCTTATTAACTTATCCGTCGCATCCATATTGAGGATATTCCCGTATCCATTTACCCAGCGAATGGTATATGGCACATTTAAAATAACGCTACGCGGGAAAGCATAGTAAACGAGGCCAAAGCTATGGGGCATCAAATCCTCGATTTCCTTTGGCATAGGTACGGGGCGGATAATCGTGCCGTCTTTGTCTATGACAAGTCTTTGTGTAGGCAGCTGAGGAGCAATGGCACCGCCGCCAAACAGGACGCTGCCACCTTCTCTTGAAAAATCCGTCCATGTTGCCACATAAATTAAGTCATTATATTTTTCCATGATGGATTCGAAGTTCGCTGGAACGTCCAGCAGTCTCTTTTCACCGGTAAAAGAAATATAGCTGACAATCATTCTTGGAGTGACTAGGGAAATGGAGTTGGTAGATGCTTTGCGCCACTGTCTACTGAACAAATCGGGGTATTCTTGATTTCCGTTAGATTTAAAAGATTTTCCTTCTTCCCAATATTCAGAATAAGTCTGCGGAGTTACGTCCTGAAAGCTGACTGGTTTTGCCTTGTTTGAAGATAAGCCTGGAATAGCCGCAAAAGCGGAGCTTGCTGATAAGGTCGACGCAAGAAGAGTTGCAATGAGTAATTTTTTCATAATTTATCCCCCCACCTAACTACCACTGATTTTTTCTATTTAGATATTCAATATAATCCGGTTCAAGCTCAATGTAGCAGCTTCCAAAAACGCCTGCAGTTAGTTCATATGGACTAAACACCACACATACTACTCCGCCGCCAGTCAAAAAATAATTAGTCGGAACTTCCTTTAATGGAGTTCTCCACATATTTTCATATTTTAGTTTATTGCCTTCTTGGTCATAACTGTGTCCCCACTTATATTGATCCAAATCATCTACTGTCACATGAACGTAATTATCCAGAGGGATTCTTGCCCCACTATGCTTATCATATACAAGGTCAAAGCTATTTGAATGATTACCATTAGCACCATAAGGTAGACGAAGCTGGTAGATTGAAATAGAAAGAACGTCATTATCCTCATAATGGACTGTGTAATATTCTTTGCAAATGTAGTATTTACCGTTCTGGAAGTCCTCTCGTAGCTGCTCCAAATAATCATTAAGGTCAGCATTGATAGTATCCTGGGCTTCCGCATTGCCTTCAATAGAAACAATAGGATATGTGACGTCCCAATTTGTGTCAGATTCCTGCCCACTGCTTACAGCCGCATATGATGGAAAGATGCCAAGCGAGCCTGCAATAACAAGTGCACACAAAAATTTCTTCATTTTCATACCTCCCTCAAGTAGTGATTCCTTTTATAGGGGATTCCGTTCTCATGCGGAACTGCCACTTTCCTGTATTATAGCAAAGAGAAATGACAGCTTATGTCCTTTATAAAAATGTTTTTGATGTGATATAAAATTTCTCATACCCGAATATAAGGAGTTACTGAAATAGCCCAGCAAAATCAGGTCTCAATCAGAAGTTTCTTGTTTCGATGTTCCTTTTTTATTTCATCAGCTCTATCCTGTTTATCCCTAAAATATTTTTCTTCCCCTGCTTTCCTGGCTGCAATAGCATCCTCCAGGTTCTTAAATCGTCCTAAAGAAATACAACGGTTGTTGACCGTTATGTGTGCCTGGTACATTTGATCTCTCTTTCGCAAGCAAACGCCAAGATGCCCAGTGCTGCTATTGCGGCTCGGTTTTCTTCCTATATATTTAGAAATTAACCCTTCCTGGTGAAGGCTATGTATAATAGCTTTTCCCCGTTTCCTGCCCTCTTTTTGCTCTTCCGTTTGGTTCTCACCTCTACGACAGCCGCAGGACTTACTCTTTCCATATACTAAATCTCTAATTCCTACATTTTTAATTGTGCCACAGACACATTGGCATCGTGCTATGTACCTATCACTTCCATAAATTCTTGGTTCAAGCACTGTCCAATAACCTATCTTCTGTCCCTTTTGCAGTGTGAATCTGTTAGGTTTTCGGCTCTTCAGATATTCTTGAACAGCTTCGTTTGTCACAATCCAGCCATCATCAGTATATGTTTTCTTGATATGCCCTTTCCTCAATAAATAATAAACATTGCTTTTTGTGCAGCCTATGATTTTGGCAATCTCGCTCGCCCGATTCATTCCCCCAAACCTCCTGGCATAATGCTACCGCTTTCTCCGTACCTTATATATATCTTATATTATATCTTAATAGTGGCCGATAAGAAGAACCCATTCGATATTGATATAACCCTGGCCGGCCTTGGTGCTAAATTTAGATAAATAAAAAAAGGGCCGTTTTCCGGCCCCGGTCTTTAAGTTCTTTACCTGAAGGTTATGCTAAGCATCCCCTCGCCCATCCACCAGCTGGTTTCTTCTAATGGGTCCTTGGCGAAGGCTTCCTTCGCTTCGTGAATCATTCTGTCCATTTCCTCTTTCCCAAATTTTTCGCTTGCTGCCTTCTTGCTGATTTTCTTGCCGTTCAGTTCAATAATTGTTCTCATGTTGTTTTCCTCTCTTTCTTTGGGGTGTTTCCCCTTTTCTTGTGTATATATATCACTCTAAAGGCCTATAATAGCAAGTCAATTTATCGATAAAAATAGGAAAAAGCCCCACAGAGGACTATATCTCCATGGGGCTATTTCTATTTCTTTATATAAGCTGCAGCAGCCAGGATGGCCACACCCCATCCCAGGTCCCGCTGCAGTCTAAGTCTCTGTTTTTCCTTCTTCTCCTCTTTGGCGTATTCCGCTAAGGATTGATTGGCTTTCTCCAATAAGGCTTCCTGCTCTGTCGCTGTTTTCCTCAAGCCGGTCAGCTGTTCGCTGAGCCTCACTGATTCCGTTTCTGCCTTCTTCAATTTGCTCTGCGATGCCGCCAGCTCTGTCTTTAGCGTTTCCGAGTTCTTCTTCTGTTCTTCGTTCACTTTCTGAAGCTGATTCAAGTTGTCCTCGAGCTTTCCCAATTCCGTCTCCGTCACCTGGTACGTTTTCTCTGAAGCATAGGAAGCCACCGGCAAAGCCAAGAGCAGCGCCAAGCACGAAGCAAAGCAGATACCTTTTAATGTCTTCATAGGTCCTCCATGTCATAGCAGATAATCTCCATCAAATTCCTGACCACCAATGACGAGCTGATTCGTTTCCTGCCAGAGAGTTGCCCTGTCAAAAGAGCAGCTGTCTCCCCACTCTGCACACCAGAAGGGAACATAGTCGGCAAAGGAATCTACGTCGACTTTATTCAAGAGCCAGTCAAGGCTTGCATACACGCCGCAGGAATACCCCTGGCGATTGCACTCCAGGACGAAATCAAAGCACATATCCGTGATTTCTTCATTCCCCGGCATGCCGTGTCTTGCTTTGTACCCGTCAGCATCCTCCATATCGAACCAGCAGCCCATAGGAAGGTCCTCAGGTTCAATGCCGGCATCTGCCAGAATACCCAGCATGAACTTGGCTTCTCCCTCAGCAGCTACCTCGTCCAAGGCATAGCTGTAATAGTAGACGCCAACCTTGAGGCCGGCGGCCAGGGCCCCGCTGTAGTTCTCGTAAAACATAGAGTCCAGATGGCCCCGTCCGTACCCCAGGCGGATGATAGCAAAGGAAATGCCCTCGGCTGCCACAGCTTCCCAATCTACTGTGCCATTGTTCTCTGACACATCAATGCCTCTCTCCATTGTCATAACCTCCCTTTCAGCTTAGTAACCAGACGCCCCAGATTCTGAACGCCGGCTTCGCTTAAATTCTCTATAATCGATAACAATTCCGACACTGCCAAGTAGGAAATCACCAACACAGTGATTCCCATGGGACTACGCATTTCAAAAGAAATGAGGTCGCATAATGCGGCCCCCAGTGCACAAATGTTATATAGAAGTAATTTTTCAACGCCCTGTTTCCTCATGACATGACTAGAAATTCTACCGGCCCGCCTGGCTTCCGGGATTCCCTTCAGTGAATCCAACAGAGACGGTTCTTCCATTCCCTGCTCTTTCAGATACTCATAGCTAATTGCCAACCAGCGGGTAAAGCAATCAAGAAAGATAAGCCACATGAAGGACATAAAAATAATGGTCCTTGCATCAAGAACCACCGCAATAAAAAAGCCTATGATTACCTTTACAGGAAAATAAGATATTAAATGATTCCAAGCCTGCTCCATAGAATAACCTCCTTATCATTGATCTATGACTTTACGTATTTTCCGCAAGAGATCTTTTTTGTCTCTATAAGGTGTAGCAGTGAATGTGTTATATACATACTGGATATTAGTGAGCATGGTTAATTTTCCATTTCTGCACACAATGGGCGGTGGATATCCGGAGGCAGAAAGAATGAGAAACATATCTCCACTCACTTTCCCTACTATAATTGCTGACCAATTGCCTGGCATACTGCTATATTGATAACTTCCACTACTGCTCACTTCAAAGAGTTTAGTTCCCTGGGGTGTGTATACGATTATTTTACTCGCCCCACTGGCATCGCTTCCAAGCTTCACCGTGTAGCCATCATTTAGCTCATACTCCGTGGGAAAGTTTCCACTTTTAGCAAGTGTTATCTGTCCGCCTCCTAATAGGCCCGCCTTGGTTAACATCCCGGATAATTCCAGATCATAATACAGACTTCTTGGATAATCTTCCCATTTAGACCAATCTTTATCCCCATAATGATGGTAAATATCAATCGTCCCGCCACCCCTAGTGCCAACAGCATAAAAGACTGGGTATTTGGCAACTCCATCACTATCCACTACTGGATGATCTTCTGTGTAAATAACTCCCGTTGCCTTAAAGCCTTGCAAAGTAATAAACTTAGTAGGCTTCACATTCTGCTCTTTATTGGTGCTGTACTCCGTTTCCGTCATAGTAGGTCCCAGGAGAAGGCCGTCTTCACAAGCGTAATCTTCACTTTCTTGAACAATTCCTTCAAGCCTCCCTAAACCTTCCTCAAGATAATAGTTTGTTTCCCAGGCTATCCAATCTTTTACGTATAAAGAGCCTTGCGATTTCACAGAGGATAGATAACTTTTATAAGGGTTTGGGTTCAACTGATCAGAGTGAATCAAATGAACAAACCAATTATAAGAATAACCATCTGCTGAGATTCGAATACTTGCGGAAAAGGTTCCGTCTTTGTATATAATTGGGTCTACCACAAAAAGAGAAATCGTCCTGATGTATGGAGTAGGTATAGGGATATTCTGTTCATAGTAATATTCCACCGCTGTACCTAAATGGGCTGAATCATTTGTTGCTGCCGCAATTCTAGCATTTAAGCTACCAAGTTTACTCAATGCCTTCCCTATGTACGCATCTAAGTCTATGGTTTTTACAATAACTCCATTTCTTCGTATGAGGAAAGGCTCCGCAAACCGATACCCTTGCTGATTGTAATCTCGGTTTGTAGTATAGACCCTATTTTGATAAATTTTTCCTAACGTGTTAGAGAGAACGTGAACCCGCCAACGTTTGCTAACATTACTACTGCCTGAATAAGCTCCTCTTCCTGTTTCTAGCGTCAAAAGGCTCCCATCGTATCCGACGCAAGCGCGGCTTGGTGTGAAAGAGCCCAAACACTCTCCCGTATTTAGGTTGTACCAGTTTCTGCCGCCATGATCATCAATGATATAAACATAGGCATGTTTCTTGTCCCCTACGTAGCCATACACATTGTGCCCTTCGAAGAACATCTTGGATTTTCCATTTTTCGTGATTTCCATTACACCCATGTTAGGTGTTTCAGCCGGCACATAAGCAACCACGGGAAGAATCGGATCTTCCAGAACCGGGGTATAGGGCATTTCCCCCGCTGTTTGATGCCCATAAATTGTTCTTCCATTGGTCCAAACGTAATCTCCAGGGGATACGTTGATATCCCCCATCGTTTTTAGATATCTGCCTTTGGCATCATAATAAGCTCCCGGCTCAGTAGACTCCGCTAAAATCCGTACTCGTTCCATGGCTTTATACTCCTACAATGACAGCGGTGTTTTTATAAATTTCGCACCACACATACATGCCGTCTTTGATATTCACATCCACCGCAATCTCATACGGGTAGCTTCGCCCCTTGGTATAAACAAAATCCCCAGAAACCTTTCCCCGCTGGATGGTTGATTCTGTTTTCGATGCTTTTTGCTTCCGCGTGATGGCAGCAATCGTTTTCTTTAAGCCTAAAATCCCATTCATTAAAACCACCTCACCAATTCCACGGTCTGCCTGCATTCTGTTGGTGTTTTCGTTACCTGGTTCGACTCCAAGAAATAGGTATGCCCATTCAGGATAACTTTGTCCGTAAAATCAATAACATGCTCATACTGCCAAATGCCCATAGAAATTCTCTCTTCCGTTTTTCGATTCAGCCACTCAATGTCCTTGGTTAAAGAGATTAGGGTGTCTTCATCTTTCACAGGAAATTCTGTATCAAAAAGAGCAGCCCCTATGAGAAAGCCGCTATCTTCATCATCATCATATTTACTTCCCAGATTGAGGTTCGACTGGTCGAGCACATACTTGCTCGCTTTTCCGCCAGGCTTGCCGATGCTTACTGAGGAGCTTTGGAAAGAGCCATCCCGAAAGACAGAGGTCCCATACCAGCCATTACCTATATATATATACGTGTTGTGTCACCGTAGTTGAAGTATCTGTGGGGTTCGAATTACTGGTGGTCACTTCTGTTTCTGTTGCCAAATATCTATCATTTCCTATATAAGCATACTCATAGGTGGTAGTGACTGTGCTTTCTTTTGTAGTCATGGTTTTGGACTTTAAATAATCGTCGTAATCATAATCATAGGAAGTCACCACATTTCCTTCCGAGGTTTGCATCACTTCATGCACCAATAGCCCGCCGCGATAGGTACATTCCGCTTCCCCAAAACGAATCGTCCCATCAAAAGGCATCGGCTCAATTCCTTTTCTGCTATGTACCTTCCTGGTTCCTTCTCCAGACCACACCGAGCGCATCAACTTTCTATCCACCATAGGCCTGCTGTGCTTGGTATTGGAAATATCGATGGTATGTGGTTCGTGTCCGCGCTGGATAATATACAATGTGTCTCCCCGTAAGAAAACATTTATCCAGCGCTGGGGAAGGTTACTCATCCAGCCAAAGAGCCCGCCTATGATATTCTGGACGGTTGCCCCCATTCCGGCATAGTTGTTTTCCGGTACAAAGTCATCAATATCAATCTTCAGGTTCTTCCCCAGGATATGGGCCACCTGCTTGGCATGCTCTTTTGCGGTATAGGTATGGTTAAAATAAAGAGGCACTGTGTAGGTAAAGGGCGTATACAGCAGCTTGTCGATATCATACATGCCAGTGATCTTATGCATAAGTCCGCTGGCAGAAGATTCATACACCAGAAATTGATAAGCAAAATCTAGGAGCTTTCCCTGAATGGATGACTCCAAAGGAAGATCCAGCGGGGTTGTCATTTCAAAAGTATCTGTCAACGCTCCCTTCTGGATTCCTATTGAAATCTCTGAGGGATTCACCGCGTGAAAAGTATAAGGAATATGAAGGGTCGTATCTGCATTCTTTATGGCAGACTTACGCACGTTTCTTACACAGTCAAAGTCTATAGCTCCCTGTGAAATTACAAGCAAAGAGACGTCCGCATTGATTTCTGCTGCAACCGTTGCCATACCTATCCCCTCCTATCCTAGGTAGTAGTTGTCGTATTGTCGTAAATATTAGCGGTACAATGAAGTGCCGTTGTGATATCTTTGGCAGGTTTTTCATCCTCTGCTGCCGACACTTTGACCCAGAAGATGATATTGGTTTCCCCAATCGTGCCGGATAGGGTCAAAGAGCTGCTCCAATTCCCTCTGAGTTTCATATCCTCGGCAGTGGCCACTTTCCCGTCTACCGGTGTACCGTCTGTGATAGCAAAAGTAGGAGTCGTCCTTGTGGTCCCATCACTTCCCAAAGGCCCCTGAATCAAAGAGGCTCCTGGCGTATGGCCGCTTCCTGCCACTTTTTCTGAAATGGTAATTTCTGCCCCATCATTCGTCGCGGTGTACAAAGTAGACATTCGGTTAAATGCTTGCACCAAATACATAGCCACCTGCTCCAGGGTGCTGCCGCCGAAGTCCTGGTTATAGACCAAAGTAACATCCCCCAGCGTCACTTCTTCCCCTCCCGCACCTAATGTCGTAAGTGTGTACGTATTGCTGGCCGGGATGGAGGCGTCTTTAGCCAGTTTCCATTTAGCTACGTTGCCTCCAGAAGCTACATATTCGCTGCCATTGTAGTAATAGGGCGTAATTGTCACCCCACTAGAATCCGTGGTATAGCCAGAATCACAGCGAACGGCGCATTTCACAATAGTCTCGGCTCCTTCTGCCGCATCCAGCGTGACGGAAAGCGGGGAGGTAAAACTTCTCGCTTCAGAGATTACGGTGCCATCTTTCTGGCCCACGGTTGGATTATTTGTATATATATGAAAGTAGTCCGCCATTTAGCTTCCCTCCTTATACTCGCCAGAATTCCAGGTCCAGTTTGTGATAATTTTCATGCCTATCAACATAGCTGTCCTTCTTCACTACCACCCGCATATTGTCCCAGGTCATACCGGCATGATCGATTACAGTCACTTTTGTTCGATGAATCCAGTAGTTGTAGACCTTCACATAATTTTCATAGGACAATATGACAGTGGTGCTAATTGTATCCCCACTATCCACATGGCCATAATCTTCCACAACAACCCCATCAATCGTCTGATGGATTTCCTGCCTATCATCAGGCACAAAGCTCCAATCCTCCGGCCTGCGGAAGGCCACAGCATCACCAATCTTCAGTTTCATTCTTAGCCCCCCATATCATAGGAAAAATCCGACTGACGAGCAGCTTCTGTCACAGCCCGATTGACTCTGTCTGCCACTTCATTCGTCATATTCTTCACCATCTCGTTATCTGAATAGACGCCTCCTTCAATCGTGATGTTGGTCGTAATAGAAGGAGAAACCCCTGGAACATCTCTATCCAAATGGCTACCGCGTACAACAGGAATGGTACTTTCCTCCAACCGTCTCGCCCAGGATTCAGATTCCAGGCCAGGCATGAGGTTATTTTTTACGGAATTCATAATATTAGAAAAAAGGCCCACTTCCTCTGGTGAGGTTCTGTCATTTTCAATTCCCAGTTTCTGCCGCATGGCCATCAGGATTCCAACCCTGGCGTTGTTGATTTTTTGCGTCATGCTTCCAGGCCCGGCCATGGCGTTTCTCATAATATCCAGGTATTTCCTGTTTTCCCTAAACATAGAAAGGGCTTCCTGCTGGCGAGCTTTCGTCTTTTCATGCTCAGCCCACTCGGTCGCTTTCACTTCAGAAACGCCCTTCTCAATCCAGGCCTGCTTCTCCCTCTCAATGTCATCCAGGCGGTTCTGCAGCTCAGATTTCCAGGAAGAGTCGATTTGGGAGATCACATTGTTGTTGAAGTCTTTGTAGACTTTTGCCTTCTGTGCTTCAGTGAGAGCAACAATCTGAGCTTCCTCCACACCTTCCTTACGAAGCTTCTCCGCCCTCTGGTCGATGTCATGAAGCTGGTTCTGTAAATCATTGTGGGTGGCTTTATAGAGTTCGCTGGAGATATCTAGCACGCTGGGAGTAGCAGCCGCTTTTTCCTTCTGCCGGGTGGCTTCTTCCACTTGTCTTCGGGTCGTTTCCGCATCCTGGGTCGTTCCCTGTGTTTCCTTGGGGGATTCTTTTGCCGCCTCCGGCTGTTCTTCCTCATTTTCTGGAAGTCCCCTCGCCTTCCTATAGGCCCACCGAGCAAAGCGGGCCATGTTGACAGGCGTTGGCATATATTCAGAAATGGCAGAAAGGCCGGGACTCGCTTCTTTCACGTCTTCAATAGATTTCTTAATATCCTTCAGGCCATTATCCACGTCCTTTAGAAGGCCGGCCACATCTTTGAGGCCATCAGTCACGGGAGGGAAGGCTTCTTTCCAGATGCCCGCCACATCCATCACAATCTCCCCGGTATCTCCCACAATGTCCATGACCGTTTTGATAGTTTCCTTGTTATCCCGGATATCTTCCGTGAGTTCCTTAATGCCATCATTCACTTTGGGAAGAATCTCTTGCACCACCGGAAGAAGAGCAGCTCCGAGCGAGCCGGTTACCTGATTCATCTCTATCTGCATTTCCCGCCAATCAAGCATCATTTCGTGTGCTTTATTGGGGTCAAGGAGCCCTGTTGTAGGAAGGTTTGCCATGCGGCTTTGGATTTCATACATCTGGGACAGAACCGGAACCAGCTCGGCCTCGCGGGAGCCAAGAGTCTGCGTCACATATTCATTCTCAAGCCCGGCTGCTGCTGCATTTCGATAGCCCTGCGCCAAAGCCAAAAGCTGCTGGTTTAAGGGCAGCATGTTTCCATTGGCATCACGAAGGGAAACCCCATAGGCAGAAAGGATGGCCGTCATTCTGGCACCGCTTTCTCCCCCGCTTTGGATAGTTTTATCCAGACGGATCAGTGCCGGCACAGCGCTGTTGGCATCCGCTCCGGCCATTTTGAAAGTGAGAGACATCTTGGCCGCTTCCGCATTGGTGGTGTGCATTTTCTGTGCCAGTTCATAAATGGCATTTCCGGCAGTCATGGCACTTTTGGCAGCAGCAAGGGCGCCGGCACCAACAGCGGTGACCACGCCTAAGGCCTTACCAGCAGGACTTGTCAGCATACTCAAAGCCCCGATGTCACTCGCTCCTTGTGTAATGACGGACATGGCAGAAGCACCATTGATGATGCTATTCACCATGCGATTTCCTGCCGTACCTTCTGTCCTTGCCCGCTGGGTCCTTCGTATCTGGGCTTCCAGATTGGCATACGCTTTTCTTTCATTCAGGAGCCTGGTTTCAAGCCTTGCACTGGCAGCGCTATCCCGTCCTTTTTCCTGGACCACTTCCCGGTAGGCAGCAGCAGTCAGCTGCAGTTTCTGCCTCTGAATTTCGAGCTGCCGGTTCAGGGAAGCCGCCTGAATGTCCAGCGTTTTAAGGCGGTCTTTTCCTTCATCCAGTCCGGCGAGGCTGATATCCGTCTCTATTTTTATCTTCTTGTTTTCATGATTAAGCCTGGACATGGCCTTGTCTACCGTTTTGCCGGCCAAGGCAAAGTCACTTTCCAGGGAAGAAATATCCAGCCCCAGCTTGGTATAGAGTTCCGTCACCGTTTCTTCGGCCATCTTTCATCCCTCCTTTCAGAAAATTCCAACCTGGTCAATGGGCGTAAGAACCGGGGCACTTTCCAGCTTGCTTTGGACTACAAAGAGATCCAGCACGTAGGAAAGGCCCGTTTCCAAGAGCTCCTGCTCCGTCCAGTGATATTTGCTGTGAATCATAGAAAGCCAGCCCATCATGGCTTCATACGGGGTCAGATGGAGTTCTCTGGCCCCGCCTCCCCGTTTGGGATTTCAGAGAGTTTTACATTCACCAAAGATACAATCCATGTGAGGATTCTTCGGTAAAGCGGCTTCAAGTCGGTAATCGCCATTTCCCTTTCAATTCGCTCTGCCGTCACATCTTTTCCAAAGACAGACGCCACAAGCTCGGCCATGCGCTCCATATAGTCTTCCGCAGGGATATCATCCGTCCCTGCTTCAAAAGCGACAAAGTCATGCCAGGCCTTCACTTTAGGCGGGACGGCTTTATAGGTCGTGCCGCCTAGTACAATAAATGGTGTTTTTACTTTATCCATTTTCTGCCTCCTTATTAGGACCCTTTACCGGAAGAACCGGAATCCGAAGTTGTGCCGCCAGCAGAAGTGGCAGCAGCTTCTACCGTTTCATACCAAGAAGTAGCCGTCGCTTTCTCAAAATCTTTTCCATCTTCGTCGGCCACTCTCTTCCAAGCGGAATCGTAGGTCCGAACCACAAAATGACCAGTGATTTTCGCTGTATTCCAATGGACGCTAGAATCCTTGGTCTGGTAATTTTCCTCGGGCTCCGCAAATTTCCCCTTGAGGAGTTTCACAAACCGTCTCTTCCCATTAGATTTCACAGATTCAAAAAGGACTGCCACATAAGGCGCCTCGTCTGTGGACTTGAAATCAATGACACCTTTGCTGACGGTATGCCCTAAGAGGGCCGCCATATCTTCTACAGAAAGTTCTGCGGTATCGATGGTCACTTCAATATCTCCCAGGTAGGAAGCAATGTCGAAGGGAGCATCATCACCGTAAAGGGTATCTACCCCAGAACTCGGTTTGACATCAATCGTTCGAACGCCTGGAATGGAAACTGGCGTGTCATAGGTAACGCCAGTGGCATCGTCTGTTTTGAGCAGCGCATAATGCAGATTCCGGACGCCAATCAGTACACCTTTACTCATATTCAACCTCCGCTACAATAAACCGGATGACAGTGACTCGAATCTTGCCATCCATAATTCTGTTTGTACTCTCCCTGGTCCAACCCAGGGAATTCATGATTTTTTGAACTCTTACTACGATTTCAGCATCTGATCCGTTACGGGTAAGTACTGAAATCTGTACTGTTACCCGCCTTGCGAGTTCTAAGTCGTCACCAAACAAGTGAGGAACATCGGATATAACCTGATAACACAGTACCGGGTAACGACCAGAGTAGGACGTAAGATCTGCCCGGATACCTTCTTTGCCATCTGCCAGAAGTTCTGTGAGCTTCGTGTCTTTGGCTAAAGCTTCATATACTTGCTCAACCAGATCCATGGCCGCCTCCTTTCTCTACCGCCTTTTTCAATGCGCGAACAATCCCTTCGTGGTATTCATCTCTGTGAGCATCCAGGGCCGGGTAGAAGAAAGGCCTATTAATTTTCGGACTGAATTCTACATACCGGGCATAGGGAACTCCGTTCTTCTTGTTTTTGGCATCAGCCACAATGCGAATAGCGGTCTTTTTCTTGTTCCAGGTCCAATGGATAGAATCACGAAGAGCCCCGGTATCCACCGGAGCCCTCGCCTTCATATCCTGTACAATTTTCTCCGCCATGACTTCCATCTCTTCTCGGATAGCATTCACAGCTTCTTCCCCATAGGATTCCAGGATGCTTTCCATATCCATGTATTTTCTTCTCATAGGCCCTCACAGATTCTTGACTTCTTCTACGCATTCCACGTAGGTGTATTTATGCCTTCCGCAGGCATCCGTAGGCGGCGAGATGGGTACATAGATTTCTCCATTCACCCTGAAATGGGTCTCCGGTGAAAGATCGGTTCTGTACCTAAAAACAAGAAGGATTTTTCGCGTGATGTGGCTTTCGCTGTTTGACGTGCTCATGCCAGTAGCATGGACTTCCACGTATGCCCAAACGATAGGTCCTTCTCTATAGCTGATGATTTCGTTGCCACGGCTATCAATCGCAGCCTTTGGGTAGAGAATCGTAAGGCGGTTTCTGAAATCGTCGATAGTGAGCTCTTCAAGCAGCCGTTCTTCTGTAGTCATCAGAATCCTTCCTTTCGAACACCAAAGAGGAGGTAGCGAAGCATCATCGTGAGCTCATGGTAGTCTGCATTCTCCCTATGTTCATAGAGATAAGCCGTCCCATAAAGCACCGCCTGTTTCACCGAATCCCCCATGGCTTCCATCTCCTCCACTTTATCTGCCCTTATGACATCCTTGCAGAGATTTTCTGAGGTGGAAATCAAGCCCGCCACAAGGCTATCTTCTTCCTCCCCATCAATCCGCAGGTAGTTTTTCGCTTCTTCCAATGTGACGAGCATAATTTTCCTCCTTTGCTACTTGGAATCAGGTGCTGGCCTTAATCTGCAGGCACTTCACGGCTTCCGGCAGAACCAGGAGTCCATCCACACGTTCCTTCATAAGGTAGCCCACCATGCCGTTTCCAGCGAAGAGTTCTTTCAGTTCCTGCAGGGAGCGAACGCCACGGTCGCCAATGTTGTAGTAGCTGAAGTCACCAAAGGCGATGGCTTTAGCCCCGGCAGCCTGCTTCGGTGCAAAGGCAGAAGTGTGAAGGGTATAACCCAGGAGGCGATCCGGTTCGCCGGCCTGGTAGGAAGGCTGCCAGATGTAGTTGTTATTGTTGTCCTTGAGCTTGCGAAGGGCGGCAATAGTCTGGTCGTTCATAATGAAGGAAGCGTTCTTTCTGTAGGGGCGCTTCAGGGAATACACCAGCTCGATAATATTGTCGGAAGTAATGGAAGCCGCAGAAGTGGTGACGCCAACTTCTGCGTCCTGGAAGAGTCCTTTCGGCTTACCGGTTCCATCCCCGTTGAGGAAGGCGTCTTCTTCTGCATTGGCCAGGGCTTTGCCGAACTGGGTAATAATGTAGTTTTCCAGATTGAAAGCGTTATCATAGAGCAGTTCGTCGGTAATCTTAATAGCCACATGGAGCTTATGGGCATCCAGCAGTTTCTGGCCGAACGTGGCATCGCTAAACTGAATAGCCGCACCTTCTTCAATCCAGGCAGCAGCCGGCTTAGTGGCTGCGATGTTGATTTTATGTTCACCGCTGGTGGTAATGGTGGTACCAAGGGTTCTCATGATGTTTTCTTCATTCAGCACGTCAATCAGACGGCGGTCGTATTCTTCCGGCACCAGGTAGCCACCATTGGCATCATTGCCTTCTTCCAGCACATCAGAAATCTGGCGGAAGTTGGTACGAAGAGCAGTGAGCATGGAAGATTTGTATGCATCCGTTGCTCTAAAGCCACCCTTGCCTTTGGGCTTAGATGGATTATTCTTCACCGGGCTGGTGGTAGGCTGGTACAGCTTATTGTCCAGGGCTTCCTGACGCTGCAGGCGTTCAATGGACTTGGTATAGTCCATCACTTCTTTTTCCATCTTGTCATAAGCCGCAGCATCTTCTTCAGAAAGCTTTCCATCCTTATCTGTATGGGAATCCAGGAAGGCTTTTGCTGCTTCCCACGCTTTAGCTCTCTTTTCGTACAGTTCTAAAATGTTCATAGGTATGTCCTCCTTAATGAGAAATAATAAAGAGCCTCTGTTTCAGGGGCTCTGCATCAACACGGTTATCTTCTTTTTTGGGTTCCGGTTCCTTCTTCGGCTCTTCACTCGGCCCAGATTTAGGCTCAGTGCTGGGCTCAAATTTGAGCTGAGTGGCTTTGGGCTTTCCAAACTGTGATTTCAGTTTATCCACCAGGGAATTGGTGATAGAAAGGCGGGAAAACATCAGGGCCTCTGCGGTATCCTCTTTTTCTTCCTCCTCGCCGCCGGAATAAAGAATGGAATCCGCAAATCCAAGCTCTACGGCTTTCTTGGCATTGAACCAGGTTTCATCGTCCATGAGCTTGGAGATTTTATTGCGGGAAAGACCAGTTTTGAGTTCATAGGCATTCATGATGGAAGCTTTCACTTCGTTCAGCATGTCGATGGCCTTCTGCATTTCACCCGCATCTCCGAAGGAAAGGGTGGCCGGGTTATGAATCATCATCATGGCCACGGGAGAAATCTCCACCGTATCTCCTGCCATGGCAATCACGGAGGCTGCAGACGCCGCCAGAGAATCAATGCGAACCGTAACCTTTCCTTTGTATTCCTTAAGCATGTTGTATATCTGAGCAGCCGCGAAGCAATCGCCTCCCGGAGAGTCAATCCAGACGGTAATGTCCCCGTCTCCTGCATTCAGCTCATCACGAAAAAGACCCGGTGTGACTTCATCGCCATACCAGGTCTCATCAGAAATAACTCCTTTAAGCTGCAGCTCGCGGCCTCCAGAAGCTTCGTTTTTACAAAATTTCCAAAATTTATGCTTCACTCTCGTTCCCCCCTTTATTAGCAAAAAGTCCTGCATCTTTGAGTTTTGTCATATTCCCATTGATCAGGTATTCATCCCCGCCTTCTTCCGCAGGTATCCGATTCATGTTTTCCAGCTCGCGGATATCATTGGCGGAAAGCCAGCCGTTCTGCCTTCCTACGGCATAGCCATTCATGCGGCTTTCATAGTCCCCTCGAAGAAGCCCGTCCAGGTTGTACTTGATGGTATACCTGGTCTTTTCGCTTGGAAGTAGAAGCGCCTGCGAAAGGGACTGCTCCCATCTGGCTACCCAGGGGCCAACGGTATACTTCACAAATTCCAAGGACTGCTGCTCGATATTGGAGAAGCTTGATTTCTCAAGGTCTCCCACCATGTGAGGCGGTACCCTGAAGATTCGTGCAATCTCATCAATCTGGAATTTCCGTGTTTCGAGGAACTGTGCTTCTTCTGGCGGAATGGACATGGGTTTAAAGGTCATGCCTTCTTCCAGGACTGCTATGTTATGGCTGTTCTTTCCAGAGAACTGGGCATGCCAGCTTTCACGGAGCCTTTCTGGGTCTTTCACAATACCAGGGTGTTCAAGCACTCCCCCAGGCGTTGCACCGTTGGCAAAGAAGGTCGCACCAAAGTCCTCGGCTGCCATGCTCATGCCTATCGCATTTCTGGCCATGGCGATGGGTGAATAACCGATAAGACCATCATAGCCAAGGCCCGGTATATGAAGAACCTGCCAGGCAGGAAGTTTTACCTGCTCATACCGATGACGGGCACCAGCTTCATCAAAGTATTTTGTGTAGGTATACACAAGGTTCCCTTCTTCATCCCGGTCCACTTCCATGCGGTCCGGCATCAGAGGGTACAGTCCTACCACCTCACCCATGCCGTTTCGAATAATCTGGGCATAGGCGTTTCCCCAAAGGAGGAGATGGCTCATGAGTGTCTCCCGGAAGATAAAGCTCGTCATTTCAGGATTCGGCTCATCATGGAGCAGAAAATACAGCGGGTGCCTTGGGTCTTTCTCCTTGCCGCCATCTTCCGTAAAGCGATAGACATTAAGCGGTATCTGGGCGATGGCCTCCGCAATGATTCTGACGCAGGCATATACCGCAGACATCTGCATGGCCGTTGTCTCATTCACATTCTGCCCGGTGCTGCTCCTTCCGAAATGGAAGATGCTGCCACCGGTGAAGAGGTCCTTCGGCTTGTCCCTGGAATGGAATAACCTCTTAAAAAATTTCATAACCATCACTCTCCTTTAAAGTGGTAAAATGAAAACAGAGTATAGCAGGATATTATCGGATATTTTCTAGAGGAGATGCATACGATGAAACGCTTTCTAGCAGCAGCCACAGTCGCCTTATTTTTAACCCCGGTAACAGCCATGGCCATTTCTTTATCTGAAATTAAGGATAATCCAAGCCAATATAAGCAAATCAGTTCTAGACAAAACTCAGAAATGTATTTAGACACTTCATCAATTACGTCCCTTCGCTATGACCCTCCATACTATTCTATGAATGCCAAAGCATATATCGTATCTTATGGTACAAATTCAATTGATGAGTCAACATATATTTTTAATTATGATTACAATAGAAGTGCAATTAGCTTAATGAAAAATGCACTTAAAACGTCCCCTTCTGTCACGAGTGATGACCTAGTCAAAATTTGCATGAACGAAAAAGGGGCTAATTCCGGGGTTACATTTAGCAAAACTGATGGAAAATGGTGGAAATTGGATGGAACATTTATCGAGAACGCCGATTCTAAATACAATGAAAAAGTGGTATTTAAAAGCGGCATTTATATGTTGGCTTATTCTATATTTGAACATTATTACAATGAGTCCTTTTAATCAATTCCAATGATACTAACGCAAGTATAGCCTTCAGACTTATGCATGACCATCGTCTCATTCACACCCTTTCCGGGATATACAATTAAAAAAATATATAAAATGGGAGGGATATACATGAAAAAACTACTTGCTTTATCAGCCGCTCTTTTCCTAACACCCTTGTCCACCTTAGCTATTTCATTATCCGACATCCAGAGCAACCCTGATCAATATGTATTAGTGTCTCAAGATTCTGAAAGCGCATGCTATGTAGATTCCTATTCAATTGACTCAATACGATATGAGCCCCCGTATTATGCAATGAACGGTACTGTATATTTAGTTCTCTATTCCTCAAACTCGATTCTTAGATACACCGTCACCGAAACATATGATTATAATCGGTGCAGCAAATCTCTTTATGTTGCAGAACGAAAAGCGCATCCAAACGCCAGTAAACAATACATTTTTGACCTTATGCTTAAAGAGATGCAGATGAATAATGGTCTAACTTCTTATACCCAATCTACAGATATCTGGGATTTAGATGGTAACTTTTTGGTTTCTTTATCAAGTGATGATATGTATACCCTTGATAACATTTACTCTGTATCACCTGTATCACAATGCACTTTAAATAGCCCGAGCTACCATGTAGCCAATTACATGTTTTTCAAAGGATATAATGAATACTTTGGACCCAGGTTTTCCTCTAAAAATCTTTATTAGTATGTATTGTTTTCTATAGAGGTGCACCATGAAAAAGCTATTACGAATCGCTGTTGCAAGTTTATGTCTGCTAGCTGCTCCATTAGTGACCAGCAATATTTCCCCTACTTTTACAGCAACTGTACAAGCAATGGATATGTACCAAGACCCCAATGGATTTGCCGATTTACATTGGGGTGAAACATTGGAGGCGGTACAGGCAACCCACAAAACTAAATTTGCAAGATATGTCAGTGGTACTGCTTCCTATCACATTTATATTCCTGATGCTCATGGAAGTGTATATTTTTCAGGGCCGGTAACTTTATGTGGTGTTTTCAATGAAAGCAAACTCTATGGCATAATTATCCCTTTTAGCAAGGAATTACTGCCGGAGCGCTTAAAGGGGATGACAAAAATGTGGGGAGCCCCAAAAATGTATAAAAATGTATATACCTGGGAGGGTCCATTTTCCCTAGTGTTGGTGGCTGATGGCCCCAAAGCTGCAACCGTTTCCATCGTTCAAAAACAACAGAACGCTAAATCATAAGAATTCCTCTTTCGTCATATACGCTTTCACCGCCCATTCCACCGCGAAGAGCACGGTCCAAGCCCATGATCATGGCAATGGCACCGTCAATCTTCTCGGTGGATTTTTCTTTGTCTGCCTTTATGTTACCGGCCGGGTCTGTCCGAATAAAAATGTTATCCATCATCCAGCGAAGTACCGGGTGACCGCCATGGGCGATTCGTTTTTCAAGGACAATCTTCATAAGCTCTTTGGTCGGCGGGCTCATGTCTTTAAAACCCTGACCGAAAGGAACCACCGTGAATCCCATGCCCTCCAAGTTCTGCACCATCTCCACAGCGCCCCAGCGGTCAAAGGCAATTTCCCGGATGTTGTACTTTTTCCCCAGTTCTTCGATGAATTTTTCAATGTACCCATAGTGGATAACATTTCCTTCCGTGGTTTCCAAATACCCCTGCCGATGCCAGATATCATAGGGCACATGGTCCCGCCGGACACGCAGGTCGAGTGTTTCCTCAGGCACCCAAAAGAAGGGCAATACCTGGTATTTATCCTCTTCATCTTCGGGCGGGAATACCAACACAAAGGCGGTAATATCCGTCGTGGAGGAAAGGTCTAGCCCGCCATAGCACACCCGGCCCTCGAGACTTTTGGCGTCTATCGGAAAGGCGCAGGCGTCCCATTTATCCATGGGCATCCAGCGAACAGACTGTTTGACCCACTGGTCTAGACGAAGCTGCCTAAAGACGTTTTCTTCTCCTGGGTCCTGCTGGGCAGATTCGCAGGCTGCTTTAACCTTATCTATCCCCACCGTGATTCCCAGGGACGGGTTCGCTTTCATCCAGACCTTGGGGTCCTTCCAATCATCCTTCTCATCTGCCCCGTATATTACCGGATAAAAAGTAGGGTCCACTTTCCTCCCTTCCAGCAAGTCTTTGGCCTTCTGATGGGTTTCATAGCAAATGCTATGGGTATCGGTGCCGGCAGTAGTGATCAGGAAGAAAAGCGGCTGCATCCTGGCATCCCCGGAACCTTTCGTCATAACGTCGAATAGTTTCCTGTCCGGCTGGGTATGAAGTTCATCAAAAATAACCCCGCTCACGTTGAAGCCATGCTTGCTGTAAGCGTCAGCGGAGAGAACCTGGTAGAAGCTGTTAGTCGGATAAAAAATGAGCCGTTTCTGGGAGGCTAGAATCTTAACCCTTTTATTCAAAGCCGGGCACATCCGCACCATGTCGGCAGCTACCTCGAATACAATGGACGCCTGCTGTCTATCAGCAGCACACCCATATACTTCTGCCCTTTCTTCTCCATCTCCGCAGCAAAGGAGAAGGGCCACGGCAGCAGCCAGTTCACTTTTCCCCTGCTTCTTCGGAATTTCAATGTAGGCCGTGTTGAACTGCCGGTACCCATTGGGCTTGATAGTTCCAAAAAGATCGCGTATGATTCTTTCCTGCCAGTCGATGAGCTCAAAAGGCTTCCCAGCCCAGATGCCCTTCGTATGGCAGAGACATTCAATGAAGGACACCGCATAATCCGCTTTTGCTTTGCTATAGGTAGAACCTTCCGCCATAAATCGCGTAGGCGTATAATCTTTCAGTTTTCGGTTCATGGTACCTCCTTTTACCCATTCAAAAAGCCCCCGGAGGGGCTCTTTCCTTTTAGTGCTCTTTTCTCAAAACATCAACCACCCAGCTCGCCATGGGGTGTTTCACTCCGGTAGCCTTCTCTTCAATCAGCCAATCCTCGATGATGTAGTGGACCGCTTTGCCGACCTTGATAAACCGGATGTCCTCAAACCCCTTAATGGTAGACCGGTAAACTCTTGCTGTGCGGCTCTCGCCATTGTAGCTCTTGCCGTCCCAGCCGGCGAAGGTGAAGGTGACCTTTTCGTTGGTCTTTCTGAAGAATTCTTCGAAATCCTCTCTTCTAATGGCGGTGTTGTAAACCAAGAGGTCAAACTGGCTTTTGAGTTCGGAGATTGATTTGATTGCTGCTAATTTCATGGTAGTTCCTCGCTTTCTTATACCTTTATTTTTCTTTGGGGTACTCCCCTTTGCTGTGTATATATATCACTCTAAAGGCACAATATAGCAAGTTAAATATGTAGATTTTATCGAGGTTTTCTACCATTTCTTGAAGGAAAAATTCTATGCAAAAAGCCCCCGAAGGGGCACCTTTTCTTATTGTTAAATTTTCATCAAGAGAGCTGCATGCTTTTCTTCCGTAGGCTCAATTCCTGTGCCTTCGTAAAGAACCGTTGTGATTCCGCAAATTCTGGCTCCTTCGGCCTGCCAAACTGCCAGACGGCTAACCAGGTCGCCCCAACTGCTTGAAATGGTGAATTCGTTGATTCCAACCCTCCGGAGTTCCTTCACCAAGGCCGGAATCTTTTCTTCCTCCACCAGGTCTTTGAAATCCAGGTGTTCATTCTTTGCATAGGTGTTCTTGTAGGCCCAGAGGACTTCCGGGTTCCATTCCCCTTTGGGAATCCTGTGTTCTTTCCAATCCTGGGCCAGTTTTTCGTAAATTGCATTTTTCATTTTTGCTTCCTCCTTTAAAATCCTGGGGTTCGACCCCCTTTGTTGTGTATATATATATCACTCTAAAAGAGGATAATAGCAAGTCAAAAATGTAGATTTTATCAAGGGAAATAGCACTAAAAAAGCCCGCCCAAGGCAGGCTCTTTGTTTAGTTGTATTTCTTTAAAAGGGCTTCATAAAGCTTCTTGGCGGCTGCGGTCTTCGGGTGAATGTCCCAGCCCCGTTCGTAGGCGCATAAGGTTTCGTCCTCTTTCATAATGAAGAGTTTGGAAATCCGGCCTCCGTCGATTCCGAATTCGGATCCGATGTCGTAATGCTTCACCTGATATTCCATTCCGTTGATTGTGCCTGTTGTCCACATTGTTGTTTCCTCCTTTTGAAATCCTGGGGCTTTGCGCTCCCCTTTCTTGTGTATATATATCACTCTAAAGGGAGGAAATAGCAAGGAAAATATGGGTCCAAAGTCACATTTAACAGTTCACACAGAATCAGAATTTTCCGGTGAAAATGAAATGAATGTATTTCCTCTGGTTCTTTTTCAGGAAGGCCAGGAGCGCCGTACATTTCATCTCCCTGGCAATAGCCTTCACCTGAGGCAGGTCAAACATATTTGTGCGCCCGGTCTCTCGGATCTGAAGGATGTCCCTTCTCACGTTCTCCATGCCATCGGTTTCTGTGTGAAAAGAGTCCACACCGGGTATCAGCGAAAGAGTGGATTTGTTTTCCCACCGGACCATAATGCTTCCCATGTCGTCGACGCCCATCACAATACCCTGGGTGCCAGGAGGTGGGGCCTGCCTATCCTCCATGGAATCCAGGACCACCAGCGTTCCCAGCTGATACCTTTTCCGAAGCATTTCCAGCTCCTTATCCGTTGGCAGTCTCATTTGGGAGCACCTCCTTTGAAGGCAGAAGACCCGCTTAAGTTCTTGAGGAGAACCTTCCTGGCGTCCTTCCATTCCTTCCCCACCATTCCCAGGCGAAGGAGGAAGCACCGGAAGGCATATTTTTCATTTTCCACCGGTTTCTCGCGGGCATTGACCCTCTTCAGGGAGCGAGCCAGAGAAATCATTTTCTCGATGAAGAAAGCGTAGGCCATGCAGTTCGTATCGTTCGAATCGAACTTGAACCAGGGAATGCTGACCACCTTGTCCGTCACACGGATAGGAAGCTCATCGACCCCGAAGGCCTTCTTGATTAATGCTTCCTTCGCGGCCGTGAGCTTGATGAAATTCTCCAGGGTCCTGTCGTCAATCTGGCTTCTCGGGTAGCTGACCGCAACCCCTACCAGCGCTTCTTCCCCGGATTCCTCCGTCTGCGGTGCGGCTTCCTTTGCTTCTTCGACCTCAGATTCAGGTTCTTCTGGCGCTTCTGCCTTTGGCGCGGGGTCCTTGTCCTCTTCGACTTTTGGTTCAGAATCCGCTGCTTTCTCAGCCTCCGGTGTAGGGCCCTCTGGCTTTTCCGGTGGTTCCCCGTGGAATCCTCTCTTCTCCAATTCTTCGAGAAGGTTTTCCACTTCTTCGGTATCTGCTCTGTCGTCAAAGGAAAGGGCTCCGTTCTTGTCTACCAGGAAGTAGTCAATCCGATAGGCGAATGTCGGGGTCTTCAGGTATTCCGCTTTGGCCCCGGTGATTTCGCAAATAGCCTTGACCAGGGCTTTTCTTTCCGGCCCAGTTACGTTGTAGTTCACAGTGAAAATGTTGTTTGTCATGGTTTTTGACCTCCTTTTTTTGTTACTACATATATCACTCTACGGGCCGGAAATAGCAAGCAAAAATGTAGATATTATCAATGGTTTCAGGTATATTTCAGGTCAAAGAAATAGCCTGCAGCCGGGTTTGCTTTTTCAAATTCAGTAAGGTACCGGAAGCAGGCACTCTGCTCTCCGTTGCGCTTTGCAAATTCGCGGAGGCTCATTTTCTTATAGAAGTTTGGCTGATTGCACCAGCGGGCGATAGAGATATACACACCTCTCCAGGGGCTTTCTGTATAACGATAAAACCGCATCACGTAAGGCAGGCAATGGTACTTCACCAGGATTTCAATTCGGTATAGCAGTTCAAAGATATCTCGGGTCCAGAAATCATTGTCCCATTTCCCTTCCCGATCATAGCCACAGAAGCAATAAAACTTGAGCGGCCTATCTGTGTACCGTCTTGCCATGACAATCTTTCTCTCAATGAGCCGAGCATCCTTTATGTTATCGAAGGCAAAGGTAAAGTCGCCAGCGTATTTGCTGGTAAAAAGAAGCTCACACATTTCTGGCGTGAGCAGTCTTTCATCTAGCCCCTGCTTGAACTTGAAGGCTTTCCCTGTGGCGCGAAGCTCCAGGAGCATTTCCTTCCAGTCTGGGTGGCCCAGGAAGTTATCATCCAGAAGGCTGATCCGTTTCCTGGACGGGTCTACAAATTCAGAGAGCGAGCTGTGCTTCATGACGTGGGTATAGTTTTTATTCACGCAGAACGGACAATGCCTAAAGCAGCCACGGGTCAGATAGCCGATGGAGCTATTCAGGTATTCGTCGAATTCCTTCTCATTCTTCCCCTTGGCGATTTGCTGATTCACAAAGCCATCATACAAATGGTAATCGGGCATGTGGTGTTCAATGGCATATGGCAGCGGAGGGGCTTTGTCGTAGAAGAAACCGGTACCTCCATAAATGACATTTTTCATTTCCAGGACTTCTGGCGGAACCGGTGTATCTAAAAAGACCTTAGCCACGTACACTTTATCGTACTGGTCAAGGCCCTCATAATCCATCTTCAGCTCTACATCGTTTCCCTGCTCTTTTTCATAGGCAGAAAGTTTCATACATACCAGGTTGGGAAACCGGTGTCTTTTTCTCCCCACCAGGTCTGCATCAATGATTGCTATCCGGCTCATCAATTTTCACCTCGTCATAGCCATAGGTCAGTCCGTCTCGCACCACTTTGACATCCTTGGTGCTGCCAACCTGCTCAATGTAACGTTTCACAATAACGTCACAGAATTTCTCGTCGAGTTCAATGGTCCTACAGATTCGTTTGGTCTGCTCACAGGCGATAAGTGTACTGCCGCTTCCACCAAAGGGATCAAGCACAATGGAATTGGTCATGGAAGAATTCATAATGGGATAAGCCAGAAGCGGGATGGGCTTCATGGTCGGGTGGTCTTTATTCTTCTTGGGTTTATCAAACTCCCAGATGGTGGATTCCTTCCGGCCGGCATACCAGCAGTGCTTTCCTTTTTTCTTCCAGCCAAAGAGAATCGGCTCATGGCGCCATTGATATGGCGAGCGGCCAAGCACCAGGGACTGCTTCACCCAGATGCAGGTGCCAGAAAGGTAGAAACCAGCATCAGAAAAAGCCTTCCTAAAATTCAACCCCTCCGTATCGGCATGGAACACATAAATAGAAGCGTCGTCCGCCATGCTCTTTTCCATGTTGGTGAAGGCAGCGAGCAGGAACTGGTAGAAGGCATCGTCCTTCATGTTGTCATTCTTTATTTTCCCCGCCGAGCCCTGGTAGTTTACGTTGTACGGCGGGTCCGTGATTACAAGATTGGCCTGCTTGCCAGCCATCAGAAGATCATAGGATTCTTCTTTGGTGCTATCCCCGCAAAGCAGTCGGTGCTCCCCCAGCTGCCAAAGGTCTCCGGGTTTGGTCATGGTTGGCTTCTTAAGTTCTTTATCTACGTCAAAGTTGTCGTCTTTTACGCCATCCTTCATGTCGTCTTTGAAAAGGTCATCCAGCTCCTCCGGGTCAAAGCCGGTCAAAGAAACGTCAAAGTCCTCCCCCTGCAAATCGGTGATAAGGAGCATCAATTTATCTTTATCCCAATCGCCGCTGATTTTATTCAGGGCCACATTGAGGGCCTTTTCTTTCTCCTCATCCATATCCACAACGACCACATCAACCTCATCAATGCCCATGTCCTTCAGCACTTTGAGCCGCTGGTGGCCACCGACCAGACGGGAAGTTCTTTTATTCCAGATGAGCGGGTCCACATACCCAAACTCATCAATGCTCCTTTTCAGTTTTTCATATTCCTTATCCCCCGGCTTCAAATCCTTACGGGGATTATAGTCAGCAGGAACGAGGTCTATGACTTTCTTCTTTTCTATCTGCATACCGTTCTCCTTTTAGAAAATAAAAAAGCACCTCCAGGAAATTCCTGTGAAGTGCCATAAACTCTGTAATGCCTTATTTAGTTTTTCCCATCATGCGAACGAAGGAGCCGCTCCATAATGTCATCCTGGGGACTATCTCCTTTATACTCGCTGGAGCAGTTGTCCTTCACAATCTGATAAATCTCATCCCACAAATGATTCGTCTGGGACATATAGCTTTGGGACATGGCAACGTAGGGGCTCTGGATGGCATTCCCTGTGGTTGGGTGTTTGGCCAGAAAGCCCCACTCTGTGACCGCTTCCTCACACTGAATCCAGCGAGCTGCCGACATCGCATAGCGCTCCAGAAGATCAGGAGAGACAAAAACGGCGCAGCTCCTTTTTTCAAGCCACACCCAAGTCTTTTTATAAATGCTTGCCGCCAACAGTTTTTTGCCATTTTTCTGCTTCGCAGAAAGCATTCTGGACGGCTTTGGCATCTCTTCCCCTTTCAAATCATCCATGTTTTTAAACTCAATCACCTGCAGTGGTCTCTTACCCGGATTTCCTTCATTTATCTTGTCAGCAAGGGGCTTCTGAGGCCTTCCGGCACCCGGTCTGGCACCGCCTCTGTTGGTTCCATCCTTTGCCATTTCTCTCCTTCTCACCTCCTGGGGCTATTCCCCCGTTTGAAATCGCGTTTTTATGCGTGAGGGCCCACGCCCGTTCCGATTTTATCGGCGTTCCGAGATTTTAGGCCCCCTACCCTTTGTCGAGTGTGACGGCTAATGTAGAAACTTTTTATTTCTACCTTCACCGTTCGTTTGAAGGTAGTCGCTTGTTATGCCATCTGTCACCCATCTCCGCAGTGATTCTAGAGTGACAAGACTTACAAAGAGACATCAAGTTACTGAAGTCATGTGTTCCTCCATGACTGAGCGGTAGCTTGTGGTGAACTTCCTCCGCTGGTGTCATTCGTCCTTCCTTCAAGCACTGCTCGCAGAGGGGATGCGAGTGAATGTAAGCATCTCGTATCTTCTGCCAGCGTGAGCCATACCGCTTCTTTTCTTCTTTGGACCGTCCATATTTTTCATACTGCCTATTCACCAGCTTCTCGTGCTCCTCGCAGTACCTTTTCTCTGTAAGCCGAGGGCAGCCAGGATAGGCACAAGGCTTCTTTGGTTTTCTTGGCATCTCTTTACCTCCACGAAAAAAGCCCTCAGGATTTCTCCCAAGAGCTTACAGTACTATCATAACACAGTAATCAGCAAAATTCGTCCGCGATTTTACTCTCTTTGCTTTCCACGAAAGAAGCCCCTGAGGTTTTCCCCAGGAGCTTACGTTATCAGTATAACACATTAACCCGTGGATTTCGTCCGAGATTTTACCTCATTTCCCAAAGAGAAGAACTGAAAGCCGGCTTAATGCCTTGTTCTTCTTGTTGTAGGCTGTGCTCCGTTCCACATGGAAATGGTCGCAGATGGCTTCAATGGCATCGCAGCGGCTGACGGAATCCAGATAAAACGTCCGAAGGACATACTGCTCATCTTCATCCAGCGCGTCCCAGGCGGGCTGGAACCACTCCATGTAGGCCTTTGCCTGGGCATAGCGGTCACGAAGAATGGAAATGTCATCCAGCCCAGAAACGAGGCGGGCTTCTCCAGCTTTCGGGTCATGGGCTCCAGGAAGGCCAGTCACCTTAGGCGAACCTACGCTTTCCATATTTTCATAGGCTTCCCTGATCAGCCTATCCGTATTCTGCAGAATCGTTTTCATGGAGCCATAGTCGTTCATGGCTTCAATGGTTCCATTTCTCTTGTTGAAGTATTTCACCAGTACGTTCATGTTATTCTCCTTTCAGATTAGCTTTCACAGCCGCAATCAGTGCTTCCTGTGTCTTATTCTTTGACTGAAGTGCCCGCATCACTTGTTCATCTATGGTTCCTTCTGTCACGATATGTTCAATGATAACTGTGTGTTTCTGTCCCTGCCGCCAGAGTCTTGCATTGGTCTGCTGGTACAATTCCAAGGACCAGGTGAGCCCAAACCAGATGAGTACGGAGCCTCCGGCCTGAAGGTTGAGGCCATGACCGGCAGAGGCCGGGTGAATAGCAGCCACTGGAATCTTTCCTTCATTCCAATCAGTGATGTCCTTGGAGGACCGGATTTCACGAATGGAAAGCCTTTCTTTCATTCTGGCCAGGTCATGCTTGAACCAGTAGGCAATGAGGATAGGTTTCCCGTTGGCTGCTTCTACCAGGTCTTCCAAGGCATCCAGCTTCCTGTCATGAATGCGGATAGGTTTATGGTTATCGTCATACACCGCGCCATTTGCCATCTGGAGAAGTTTCCCAGAAAGGGCAGCGGCATTGGCGGCATCAATTTCTTTTCCTTCAATAGACAGGGCCATTTTCTTCCGAAGCTCGTCGTACACTTTCCTCTCTGCCGGTGAGAGCTTCACATGTACTTCGTTCATGATGAGTTTTGGCATAGGGAGGAAATCCAGGGACTTCATGGAAATAGTTATGTCACCAATCCGCTGGTAGATATCCTTGGCAGCTCCTGGGCGAGGCTTGTAGGAGAAAACCATCATCTGGTTTCTCTTGTCAGGCTCAAAGAAAGCTTCCCGGTAATGGCTGATATACTTTCCCAGGCGTTTTCCCATATCCAGCAGCCGGAACTCCGCCCAGAGGTCCATGAGGCCATTTCCTGAAGGAGTACCGGTAAGGCCCACGATTCTTTTAACCTGCGGCCGGACCTTCAGAAGGCTTTTGAAGCGCTTACTGGTATGAGACTTGAAAGAAGAAAGCTCATCAATCACAACCATGTCGAATCGAAAGGGCACTCCGCTTTTGCTCACCAGCCAGTCCACATTTTCTCGGTTGATAATGTAGACCAAGGCCTGCTTCAAGAGCGCCTGCTTTCTTTCCTCTTCGGTTCCTACCACCACGGAGTAGGTCATATATTTCAGATGCTCCCATTTTTCAATCTCTGCCGGCCAAGTATCTCTTGCCACACGAAGCGGAGCGACTACCAATACCTTGCTGACTTCAAAAAAATCAAAGGCAAGGTCCCAGATGGCGGAGAGAGCAATCACGGTTTTTCCTAATCCCATATCCAGAAAGAGCGCTGCTTCCTTGTGGGTTTCTATATGCTGAATGGCATATTGCTGGTATGCATGTGGAATGAATCTCATCCGTTTCCGCCTTCTTCCCCATCCTGCGTGTGTGCTATCGAATCAAGCATGGCAGGAATTTTCTTTGGGTCATCCAGGACGTATACGGAAAAGCCCAGCCGCCGAAGCATGGCATGACGGACCTCCTGCAAAGGGCGCGGCTTCTTTCCTGGGGCTTTGACTTCAACGAAGGCCATCCTTCCGCCCGGAAGAAGGATAAGTCTGTCAGGCATTCCGGAGAAGGAAGGGGAAACAAACTTCAATGCCATCCCGCCCCGTGCCTTGGTTTCCATCACAATTTTATGTTCGATCATTTTTTCTCTCATGGTTGATACCTCTTTGTGTCCCCCTGTGACTCCTTAAAACATACCTTTCTATAGTAATTTTTAAAAAACTATCCTATAGGAAGTTATAGTATTGGGAGTCACTGGCCGTCACACATTACTAATTTTCATCTGGGTGACGGGCAATGCCTCCTCAAAACATAACTTTTCTTATAGTAATTTTTCTAAAAAACTATCCTAAAGGAGGTTTATGTTTGAGGTGGCATTTGCCGTCACCTTTCTGGTTTTTCATCCGGGTGACGGAGAATGCCTCCTCAAAACATAACTTTTCTTATAGTAGTTTTTCTAAAAAACTATCCTAAAGGAGGTTTATGTTTGAGGTGGCATTTGCCGTCACCTTTCTGGTTTTTCATCTGGGTGCCGGGCTATGCCTCCTCAAAACACAACTTTTCTTATAGCAGTTTTCCCAAAGAAAGGTTTTCTGAAGGAATGTGGATATTCAAGCGTTACTCTTCTGACAAAAATTCCTTTACCTTAAGGTGAAGGCCCAGAATATAACGCCCGTCCTTCTTTCTTCTTCTTTCATAACCTCTCTGCTCCAAGGTTTTGATGAATTCGTTTGCAGTACGAACATATTCACCGGTCCTGTTGCAGAAGGCTCTGTATTCTTCATACAGCTTTCCTGATGAAACAAAGCCATTGGGAGCTTCTTCGCAGCAGTCTTCAATGAAATGAGTCATCCAGTCGTTTTCTGCACGATATTCGCTAATGGCTTTCTTCACGCAGGCCGGCTGATCAAAGTTGAACCCGCACTGGATAGCTTTTTCGGCTCCTTCCATAATCCATTTCATGATGTAGGGAGAAGCATGAGCCAGAAGGTACTGAGAGTAGTTTTTGATGTCCTTTTCCCCGGTGATGGTAGCAAGGAATGGAATGACGATAAGTCTTCTCCAAATGCCCGCGTCCATGGCTCCAACCCTCGGCAGGTGATTCGTGTAAAGGACGAGAGTGTGAGAAGGCGTGAAGCTGGCCGGGTCCTTGTATTTTTTCTCAGCGGCAATTCTGTCGGTGGAGCAGAGCTGCTTTACCACGGAGGTGGAAATACGCATGCCTTCTTCAAGCTCGGCCGCAATAAGGAGGCGTTTGCCTTTGGCTTCGGCCAGCTCAGGTTTCACGTTTCTTCTGCAGTTCACGGTAAGGGTATCAGCAGAGATATTACCGCTGTAATTGCCAAGTACCCCGGCTATGGTATTCCAGAATGTGGACTTGCCATTAGAGCCTTCGCCGTAGGAAATAATCAGAGCTTCCAGCTCTACCTGACCGATGGCACAAAGTCCGGCAATCTTCTGCACATAATCGATGAGCTCCTGGTCTCCGCTAAATGTACGGTTGACGGAATCCAGCCAGATTTCTTTACCCTCATCTCCTGGGGCAGCCGCGGTAATCTTTGTAATGAGGTCTCTTGCGTTGTGCTCCTTTTTCTTGGAGGTACCCTGCCGGAGGTCATACGTACCATCCGGGCAGTTCAGAAGGAACGGGTCGCTATCCAAGTCATCATAGCTAATTTCCAGCATGGGCTTGGCGGCCTGCAGAGCAGATATCACGTATTTCATGTCGCGGCGCTTCAGAATAAACTTCTGGTACTGCAGAGCCGACAGATAGTCATCATAGGCTTTGACCAGGTCCTTTTCGATCTGTTTTTCCAGAGTTTTCCCGCCGCTCCGAATATCTTCAGCAGAAACCCCGCCTTCCTTTAAGGCTTTCACGGCATTCGCCAAAGCATCCTGCGCTTCGGCAAGCTGGAGGTCCAGGAATTCCTCCATGGCGCCCACGGCCCGCTGCTTGGATTCCACCCAGCGCTTTCCGTCATAGCGGAGGTATTCTGTGGCCGGAGTGTATTTCAGTTCGCTCCCGTATTCTCTGACCAGAACCTTGGCCTGGCCAATATCTGAGTAATCGGATGGCTTCAGGGGCTTTACGGTACCAAAGTCATTGTTGTACTTTTCTGGGCTGATATACCCTTCCTGAGCAGCTACCCGTTTCCCGAAGCGAAGGGCACTCTGCCAGATGTGGCCGAGTTCCTCATCTTCAAGCGGCGGATCGCACTTTTCTGCTTCGTCCATGAAGATTCCATAGGCTTTGTCAGTCGGCCCATAGCGCTTGATGACGCGGCCGGCAAAGCGGCTCATGGTGCTGTTCCTCTGCCCTTTGGGGATAGTCCCGATTTTCTCCGGAGGCACTACCATTTCTTCAATGGTCTCGCTTCCGTCATGCCAGAGCACGGAGTCCGCGGGCGCCCCATAAAGGAACCGGGCAGAGTCCAGCGCGGCGCTATCAAAGAATGGCCAGCCGCGGCAGATTCTTCTTTTGAGCTGGGTGTATGCTCTCTCGTCTGTTGTTTTCTTGATGGGGAAATACACATGAAACCGGGGTCTTGCACTCTTCCCGTCTTTTTCCTTCCCATTATTCCTGGACGGGACAACAGCAAAGGCGGTGTCAGGGAACATATCCTTCAGCATTTCAGGTTTCACCCAATCATCTGGGTTATCTGTATCGCCGTTGTCGCAATCCATCACGACAACATCGGAAGCAATAAAGTTCTTCCTGCTTCTGTAGCTGTCTTTGAACTCTACAGCCACGTGGTCGAAGCCTGCGGCTTCCTTCAAATCCTCCGCATTCCGGATGGTTTTCTTTTCCGGATAGCGGCAGTTGGAACTCGCCCCTCTAAGAGACGAAGAAAAAATATCAAAAATCATTCAGGTCACCTCACTAAAATACTTGACCAGCTTGCCCTTTCTCCGGGCATACCGGATTTCTTTCTGCATGCCCTCGGAGATGGTTTCACCAAATACCCAGAGCTCAGCACACTTCGAAAGAAGCACAATATCCATGAAAAGGGCGAGGGACCTTTCGGTCCTATCGTCCATAAACTGAGGAAAATACAGATGAGGAGCCAGCGGGATGCACCCTTGATTCACGGCGTAGCGACAGTAAGCTCTTGCACTCTTCGTGTTGCCTTCCACATCACCAGAATAAGGGGAACAGATATAGACCAAGGGCCTGAAGGGGAACTTTTCTGGCTCGATGTTCCGGATGGCCTCATAGGCCGTAGGGTCCATGTAATGTTCTGCATTACGCTTCGGGTCTATTTCCATGGTGTTTCCTCTTTTCTGCGCACCGTTCACAGAAGACCGCCGTGCCGTAGAGACTTCCCCCACTGGAAAGTACGTCCTCAAGGTCCACTGCTACCTCGCGCCCGCACAGCGGACAGCGGCAGAATACATTTTCATCGGTGATTTCGATCTTAATTTCCGCACCATCATGGAGTCTTTCTTTGATATAAAACATTCTTATTCCTCCAGGGTATTTCTGTAATAACTGGTAAGCAGCTGCTTACGCATCTGAAAATCGGGGCAGGAATAGAGCAGGCCAAAGTCCAGGTGCTGCAGAATCTCGAGGGCATGGATCTGCTGCTGATTGAGATAGGGCCTGATGCTCTTTCCCTTGGCGATGCCATTTTCCAGGCGGAACTGTCTGGCAGATTTTCCTAAGACAATGCGGTTCAGCATGTCGCATTCATTGCTGAAGTGGTAGGGCTTAGGGTTTGCATGGAGGCGGCAAATCATGCTGGTCAGAAGTGGAAACTCCTCTCTGGCGGTAAGCAGAGAATGGATGCATGCTTCCATTTCGTTGAAGCGCTGGATGTACAGCTCTTTAAAGCGCATAGCCTTGGGACCGGTGTATCCCATGACCAGTATCGTGAAGCCATCCCTGGTCATGAAATAACGAGGCAGTTTTCTTCCTGTGGAATCCCGATAATAGCTGAGCTCAAAGTTGAGCTCAGTGAACTCCTTACTCAATCCAGATGTGGATTCAGTAATCTTGGCGATGTCACGAAGTACGTTCTTGTGCTGCTTTTCGAACGCCTCAGCCACAAAAAGGCTGTCTACCATGGCCACGCCCCTCTGGTCTGCCAAAATACCGTAACTGTTCGGTGGAATGAGAACTTTCATAAATCCTCCTTTGTAAAAAATACAAGTCTGAAGGCGATTTACCTTCCACCAGTAACAGGACGGGATTCACTCTTTTAAGTACCAGCTTTTCAATCTTTTTTATAAAAATCACATTCGTAGCCGTCAGCCCGAAGAAGAAGTCCTGGGGTCCAGGGCGGAGTTCTTCCCATGCTTTCACAGATATCTGCTACTTTCGTGTCATGGCTGCATTCGATAATAAGCTCGTCATGTACGTGCCCTGCGATATAACATTTCCGGAGTGTCTTCATGGCATAGCAAAGGATGTCCCGGCTGATGGCTTGGACGATATTTTCTACAAATTTAGGACCATAGCTTTCCAGCCGCTCCCACTTCTTGGTGGCACCGATTCCTTCATAAGTTACGGCTTCCCCGCCAAAGCGGTTTTCCCCTATCTGCGGTTTGACATAAGAAAGGCAGCGGCCGCTGGGGAGCTGGATAAAGAGCATGCCGCTCTGCCAGAAGAAGCGGATATTTTTAAGCGTCACAGAGACGCGCTCCTTGATGGCCTTCTTCACGGCGGCATCTACCTGCCACCAGAATTGAACAATATGAGGGTTGGCAGAGCGCCAAGACTGAACCAAGGGTGAAAGCTCTTCTTCCTTCAGCCCCATGTCGATAGCACCCATAGCCTTAAGAGCTCCTACAGAGCCACCGTACCCGCAGTTGTGTACGAGACATCCCGATACGGTAAAACGGTGATATGGTCCGGCATTTCGTATGTCATAAACTCTAGTCATAAGGGGCCGGCCATTTCCCTTTGACTCCACTAACGAGCAAACTTTTAAAAGGTGAAGCCCCTGCTCTATCACTTCTCCCAATGGCAGAGGGTTATTGTTTTCCAAGGCATACACGAGATGGTCTGGCGTAGCCCGAAGCCCTTCATACTGCACAGTTTTCTTTACTCCCTGACAGATAACCCCATCATGTGGCGCCCAGTTATTTCCGTCCCATACCCGGTCCGCCCTGGTGACTTTTTCAATAGGAATCAGTCCATGGTCCGTAAGAACGAGCTCACCTTCTGCAATACATGCCAGTTCAGCAATCTTGCCTTTCTGCCGGAGTTCTCCATTTACACCGTGCTTCACTACCGGCACCCCAAACATCTGACTTGCAGTGGAGCAATAGATATCCTTTCCGTCTGCAAAGGCTTTAGACTTCCAGGTTTCCCCCGCCAGCCAGGAAAGCACGCGAGCTTCAATGGATGAGAAATCGGCCACAACGAATTTCATACCCGCCCTTGGCACAAAGGCGGTCCGAATCAGCTGTGAAAGGACATCAGGAATGGAATCGTAGAGAATATCCAGGGCCTCAAAGTTTCCCTGGCGCACCAACTCCCGTGCTTCAGAGAGGTCTTCCATGTGGTTTTGCGGAAGATTCTGCAGTTGGATATGGCGTCCGGCGAATCTTCCTGTACGGTTCGCTCCATAGAACTGGAACATTCCCCTGGCCCTGCCATCGCTGCAGGCTGTGGTTTCCATGGCTTCGTACTTACGGACGGAGGATTTGGCAAGCTTCTGACGAAGCAGCAGGACTTCCCTCACCGGCTCGTTCGCCGTTTTCAAAAGCTCCTGCACGTTCTTCTTTCCCAGGGAATCCGTATCGATGCCGTTTCGGGAAAGCCAGTCCATCATCTGCATAACCGAGTTAGGGTTCACGAGGCCCGTCTTACGCTTCAGTTCTTCCACCAGGGCACTCCGTGATTTTTCATCGATAGCCAGCGCCTCTTTGACAAGCGTCCTATCGATAGCGATTCCTCTGTCGTTGATTTCCTGGTCGATGTGGTATTCGTCCCACACAGATTCCGGCACAGGGTACCGTTTGAGCTTTTCCTGTATGGCCATCTCGACTTCCACATCCCTTTGGTTGTAAGACTTAAACACGGCCCACTTATCCAGAGCATGATATGGGTAATTCCTAGTTCTCCCCCTGTTGATCTTGGTTGGCCGGCAGGGTGTACAGAAATAACGAATGAGATCCTTGCCTTCTTTCATCTTCTGGTCCTCAAGGCGAAGAATGGCCCCTGCCCCTTCCAGCGAAAGCGGCAGTCCCATGTAGGCAGCCCAGATGCGAGAGCATTTCCAAGAATAGGGAGAAAGGTACACTTTCATCGCTTCATCGTTTGTGTCGTCCCTTTGAAAGTAGGAAGGATAGTTCTTCCGGAGCCAGTAAGATAAGCACACCCTTTCAAACTGCGCATTGAACGCCCATTTTATGACTTTTTTATCTGTAAGGGCATCCAAGACTTCTTCAGGAACCCTTTCACCACAGGCGATATCTACCACTTGTACCGGGCCATGGTCTATCGAATACCCCAGAAGGAGAATGTCGAAATCCGGGGATTCGGCATAGCGGTACACTCCGGCCCGTCCAAGGTTCACGCTGCTGTAGGTTTCAATATCCAGAGATAATGTTTTCATGATCAACCTCCATATAGAAAAAAGCGGCAGGGTTTCCCCCACCGCCTTCCTTTACTTACCCTTTGTCCGGATTTCGTCACAAATGTTACTTAAAACTTCAATCTTTTGACTGTTGCCTTCAGCACATTTAATCAGGTACTCCATATTATTCCTGAGCTCGTTTTTCTCCTGTTCACGCCGCTCCTGACGTTTGGTGTAATAATCTGTGAAGAGGATGCCGGTACTGAACATGCCGATAATGAGCAACAGGGAAAAGATGCCTTCAATGATTGCTTCTTCCATCACTGTTTCCTCCTATTAGCTCAGAAAATCTTCGTCATCGGCAGAAGCAAAGTCATCTTCCGCCCTTGCCTTCCCGCCGAGCGGTTCACCATCCCGGATTTTCTGCAGGTTATTGAGGCCGCAGGCGATACCTTTATTCCCGTTGGAGTTGAAAGCATAGAAGCTGATGGAGGCTCTTCCGTAAACCCCGCTGTATACTTCAGAGCGTTCGATGATATGCTGGCAGTCGGCATCTACGATTCCTGGCTTCGTAGAAGAGTTGGCATTGATGAAGTAGCTGTTCTTGTAGGCTTCGTCTCCGGGGCGTTCCAAGTCGCCGTCACGAAGCGGGGTCTTGATAGCTTCGAGGGATGGCACGACACGTCCGTTTCCTTTGAGCTTGGCTTCCCCTTCTTCATAGGCTGCCTTGATGGAGGCACGAATCTTATTGACGGTCTTGGTATCAGACTTAGGAATAATGAGGCTGACGCTGTATTTGGGCGTTCCGCCGTTGATAGATTTCGGTTCCCAGACGTTGGCATAAGACCAGCGAGTATCTGGTCCAGTGATAACTTTGCACGGATTGACATAATTCTTAGACATATTGATTTCCTCCTAATTTACATTTTTAAAATCATCTACTGCTGTATGCAGGGCTGGGCGCTTATCCGATTCAGGAACAAGGACTGGTTTGCCCTGCGGTTTTTCAATGAGCCCTTTAAGCAGTTCGTCGAACTTTTTCTTTCCGAGCTGCTTCGTCATGGCAGTGATTCCCAGAAGTTTCTTTTCATAGGGATCGTATCCTGCCTCTTCGACTTTGGCGGCTACTGCTTCCTCGCTCACATAGTGGCGGTTGGACCTACCTTCCACCAGCTTCCATCCTTTCCAGGATTTCCCTGAGAGGGCCTGCTGGAGAGCGTATTCCTTGATTTCTCCGGCCCAGTTAACGAGCTCATCTGCCTTGGAGAGGACGATTTCAATTTCTTCATCCTCCAGGGTGGAAGGTACTGCGAAGTCGTACTTGGCAAGCTCCAGGTTGTATTCTGCCCGCTTCCGGCAGGTAGCCTTGAGCTTGCAGAACCGGCAGTGATCACCGGCCTTGTACTCCCCTTTGCCCTGGGCAGCAAGTTCAGCGGTCGGCTTCAGGACAGTTTCTGCCCAGTGGAGCAGTTCTTCTTTTGTCATGGATGCGGTGCTGACGTTTTCCCGTCTGGGCTGGAAGATGGTCATGTTGACTTCCTTGATATCGTAGATTCCATCGAAGAGAGAGAGCGCTCCGAGTGCATAGCACATCATCTGAGAGTTCTTCTCCGCGTCCACCAAGACCCCAAGGCCGTACTTGAAGTCGATAACCATCAGGGTGTCATCGGCAACAATGACGCAGTCCCCTGTACCGAAGCCGCCAGGAACCCAGCGGGAGAAGTCCAGCCGCTGCTCGACCAGGACAAGAGGGTCTTTGCAGTGCTCCTTTGCAGCCGAGAGACTTTCCATGATGAACTGCGCATACTCGCTGGCGCATTCTTCCATCTCCTCGTTGTAGAAGGTCAGGTTCTCCGTGGGGTTCTTTACCTTCATACCGAGCGCCTTCTTCACCTTATATTCGCAGAGGGTGTGTGCATCCGTCCCCTGCCTGGCATATTCGCTGGAAACATCAGGAAGCTTTGCACATTCCTTGGCAGAAGGCGGGCAGAGAAGCCAGCGATGCGCAGAAGATGCAGAAAGCAACGCATGCTTACCCGGCATGACCAATCGCCTCCAGTTCCTTGAGAAAATCTGCATACTTTTCCTCGCTGATACCAGAGAGCCGATCTGCCCCATACTTTTTAATCAGAGCCCGAACGTCTTCGGTGAATCCCAGACGGGACTTACCTGCTGCGATCTTCCGGACATCTTCCAGAGTCAGCTTCTTCGGAGAAGGTTCCATTGCCTTTTCATCCGGCCCCTTCACCATCTCACTGGCCTGCATGGCTTCTGCGACCTTAAGAAGTGCTTTACCACAGTTTTCAAGCGCGGCCGCCAACTCTCTGATATCCTGCTTTGCCATAATGCTTTACTCCTTTCGATTTTCTAATTTTTCTCAGAATCATGATGTTCCTTGCCGCTCTCTCAGCCGTGTCACTGATTTCCATCAGTACTTCGGCTAATTCTCTATCGAGTTCATTGTTCCGGCTGTCCATAAAGTCCTGTCCGCTGTTCATAGGTTGTCCCCCTTTCTGAAGGCGTATCGTTTTTTCCCCTTCACGAGTAACAGGACAAATGCATGGTGGTTTAGTACCATTTTGTAAAAATTCGGCTCCTTTTTGCGGCCCAATTCCTTTTTTGCTTACCGGAAGTCCTTAAGATGTTCCTTCAGGAGTGCATACAGCTTGTGTTTGCGTTTGTTCACCGCTTTCTGGCTCAAGCCGACGACCTTCCCGGTCGCCACTTCGCTGGAACCATCGGCAAGCATCAGCAGGATAGTCCGATCGATGTCCTGCAGAGCTGCCAGTTCATGGCGAAGTGCTGCCAGCAATTCTTTCTTCACGACTTCTCCCTCTAGGTTGAAGTCATCAGGCACCTCCAGCCCGTAGTCATCCTGCGCCTTGTCTGCCGATATCTCATCGGCACCATGCCGCTGCTGGCGTTTATCTTCCCGCCAGAGCGGACGCATGAATTCATAGTACTGCTCTTTGGTTGCTGGAATCAGAATCGTACGCACCCTGCGGTTGCCGATTTTTGACCATTGAATCTCACTGTCTTTGTATTCCTCCGTAATAATGGTTTCAGATGTGATTTCCAGCGGGATATAATACTTCTTGCCTTTGTTTGCCTTTTGATTTTCCATTTTTGTCTCCATTCCGTCCGATGAAGAACGGCGGAGACAAAAAGCTGGTACTGATAAAGCATCAGCGCCAGCTTTCAAATAGCCCGAATAGGCATAGAAAACCACGGTGGGTGCATTTATCAGTCAAGTACAACCATCAGTTGTACAAACTGCTTTTATGCAACCGCCGTCCTAATAGCGCTATTCGGACTCACGATTTATTTGTGGCTTGGGGTTCTTCCCCTTGCCCGCCTATAGTCTATTTCAAAATCAGAATTCTGTAATTGACATAAAATGGAGTAAAATGGGATAAAATGGTTTGTGGGAATAAGGAATAAAAAAAATAGGCCTCCCACAATTAGTGAGAAGCCTATTCTAAAAGTTTATTCTTCATATCCATCTATCAATCCGTATCTCCCTACCCTCTTGTCTTTGGTAAAGTGGATCAGATTTGTATCTTCATAATCAATAGATGGAATCTCATTTTCAATGACAATCGTTTGTGGAGAATTCCCCCTATTTAAAAAATACTTAAACATATGCGTTTTCATGGGTTCTGTAACATACGCACTTTTGTCTGAGTCTTTTTCTTTTAATGATAGAGTTGGGGAATCCACAACAAAAAGAGCAGGATGGTAATGTCCCATCTTTTCTAAACAATTCTCCATCGCAACAGCCAATATCGTATTTAAAAAAGCACGGAATCCTTTCCCCTGGTTCTTTTTTTCATGCCCATTAACAACAACATCATAGTGTTTGATATCAAAAAAGGAATCCACATAGTTTAGATAATCGCAATACCTTAAAAGCTTGGATAATTCATCATCAAGGGGTTCCTTAAAAACCTCTTTGAATTTTTCTCTTACATTTAAATGAATATCTGATGCTTCTTCTTTTTCAACAGCATCACGTTCTTGCTGAAGAAATGTTGAAAATTTGGCAATCATGGCATTCTTTTCAGCATATCTCAATGAAATTTCGAAAGCATCAAGTTGCTGTTTCAATTGTTTAATTTGGGGCTCAAGCTCTCCTCGTATTTTTTCCTCTTGCTCGTTTCTTTGCTTAATGAATATCTCTTTCTGCTTCTGCAAAGCAGTATACTCTTCCTGTAGAGATTTCTGGACTGACTGTAAATCCTTAACTTGCAGTTCAATTTTTTGCTCTTCTGCTATGGCAGAACCTATACAGTCTGCCTCATGTTCATGAGGCAGTTTCCCATTGCAGAAAGGGCACCTATCTACGGTTCTAATTTTTTGAGAAGCAATATTTCCTTCCGCAATAAAAGTCAGACGCTTAATATCCGCCTTATACTGGGATAAAAGAAGCTGGTTCCTATCCATTAGAACCTCATCTTCTTTAATCTGCTGCATTAATTTATTAATCTTCTCTCCTAATTTGCTGCATAAATCCAAGGTCTCTTTCAGGGCTCCCTTAGCTGCACCAATTTCATCGATAGTTTGCTTAATTTTCTCATGTAGTTCATCTGCCTGAGGCTCTGGCGGTGTATCTTCAAAAGATGCTTTTTGCTTTTCCAAAAATCCCATGCCTCGATTTACAATTTTTAATGCCCCCTCCTCTTTTGCTTTTTTTATTTTTGGATCAATATAATCAGATTTGGGGAGATAGTTATTACCGGTTCCCAAGTACAATAGTGCTGTTAAAGCCGAAGTTCCTACGTTATTCCCCATTCCTTGCTTTCCTCTAAAAATACTGGCTTTATCGTGAACTCGGTCCTCATCTATTATGAATGTATGATAAAACGTTCTAATCGATAAAGCCTGCGTTCTACCTTCCTGCGTATTGAGAATTCTAGTATCAGTAGGAATACCAAGCAACTTCATCCAAACATCATTAATAGGAGGATACTTTTTCGAACCTTTTATCTTGTATTTTTTGGTCTCTATGTCATCTATCTGACTGATTACATCAAACTCTTGAGTATCCACTTTCCGGCTAATAGAAAGCCGCTTCCCATTGGCATCCAACTCTAGCTGAATCTTTTCTACCTTAAGATTCACGTCAAATCGATGGTCCCCTGCTCCCATCATATAATCAATACAATCTAATACCATACTTTTGCCGGTATTGGACGGTCCATAAATTATATTAAATCCAGGTTTGAAATCAATAATCGAGTCCTTTTCATTTGCAGTAATCTTAAGACGTTTTATGTAGAACATAAGCCTTTACTCCTTTGGTTTTGCAATAGGATGGCGCTGAATTTCCCGAAGCAGCCCCTCATCATTTAAAGAATGATATTTTTTTACAGACAGTCCTGCTACTCTCCGGTATTCCTGTGCATATGTACTGTGAAGCTCGTTTGATATCTCTAAGCCATATTTAGTAATCTTATAATAAAAGCCACGATTATTTTTGACTTGTAATATCCCATACCGTACTAACTTCTTGATTGCTTCGGTAACCAAAGAACGCCTTCCCGCCATTTCAGCGTACATAAAATTGTTATTACCATGCAGATTTTCAAGCGCTACATCAAAAGCTTTTGCATAACAACTAATGAAGTCCAGTGCCAAAATACGTGTACTTGAAAATAAGAGTTCCGGTGCGGAAGCCATCAGAAGAATAATTCTTAATTCCATTTCGAAGGTGGTGTTAAATACTTCCTTGCCTTTCCTTTTTATCTTGCCCTGGTCATAGATATCGAATGTATCAATAATATCTGTTTGCACATTAACCACCCTCTATCCAACTGAGTTTCTCATCATTGACCAGCATATGACAAATTCCTTTTTTCTCCCCAGGACCGATCCAATTTAACGTCAAGAGCTGTAAATTAGGAGATAATTCAACTAATGTTGCATGCTCTATCACAGCGGTCATTCTATCAAAGCCGCAAGCATAATCTTTTTCTTCTGTTGTTACGACGCCTTCATACATTTCTTCTTTTACCGCATCAAAGCTTACATTTTCTTGCGGAGCTATAGTATCGCGGAGTTCCCTTCTGATAGTTTCTGCTAAATAATAATCTTTTCGCTGTCTATTAAAATTTTTCTTCATAGTAGGGCATGAATCAAGATCCTTTACACAATTACATTTTACCCCTGTTTTTTCTTGATAAACCCGAAATAGCTCAGTTACATATTTCATTTCTTCGGCAGCAATAACTGATGGCGGGGGTATCGGAACCGGCTTTTTAAATTGCCCAATGAGATGTCTGAACGCCTCTATTTCATTAGTAATATCTGATTCTGCTGTATGGGTAGCTTTTACAGGCCCCTCGTTAGGTACATCTTTCTTCCTATTGTCTTGCAATATTGCATATATGAATGCTTTGCCTAAAAAAACACCCAAATCACCCTTATTATACAGTTTGTTTAAATCAGATTTCTCCGTTTCAGATAAGTCTGAATCCCTGATGAGGCCGAGTAAGTCCGTCATCAAGTCATCAATTTTTACTCCGCTAAGAACATTAGCATTATCCAAGACCTTGTCATTAAAATACTCCCCTATATGAGCATTTACACGAATATCATTTGCTGCCTTTTTCAGATTGACGGGAATATCGGCTGTTTGGTTATACCAAGACTTTGCAGCCTTATTATCGATAAAATATGGTTCTCCATTCCTATTAACACATTCTCCCAGACTAATAATCGGCTCAAATAAAATCTTGGCTATTTTAGTCATATTAGGCTTGATAACGCTCTTTGAAAACACTTCAGCAAAAGACGCATAATTGTAAATCCGCATGAATTATCACCTCGTCTAGACGATAATACACTTCCCTTTATTAATAATATTGTACTACATTTTTTATGTTATCCATAGCAATACTGCCAAGCGATTAACAATTCGACCAGTTGCTTAGTTAGTCCAATAAAATATTTTCCCATACTATTAACGGTAATATTGCTATCGTTATCGGTATATCCACAATATTGCCAAGGGTATATATATTCTTCTTCATTTTAATTGCATTTAAAAGCATAAAAAAAACGGTCCGCAGACCGATTATCGCTAAATATCACTATATATTGGGGATTCCTTCATACATACCCTACATTATATTGTATCAATCTGAGGAATCTTTGCTCATAGATTTCAATATGATCTTTTCCTTTCGTGTGGTCTGCCACAATATCTGCCATAAGCATGGACACTTCATGGGGTGTGTAGAATTCCCCTGCTTTTTTGCCTGCATTGGCAGCGAACATGGAAATCAGGTATTCATAGATATACCCCAGCACGTCATAGTCCTGGTACGTATTTCCCATGGGAATCTTTTTGATGAGGTCCATCAGATTTCTCACAGCCTTCGTCTGGGCAGCTGCATCAGCCCCCAGACTGCTTAATCCGGTCTGTAGGGTCTTGAAAATCCCTTTGAAAAGCATCCTATGCTTATCACTGATTAAACGGTCAAAGGCATTGAGCCCGTCCTGCACGTTTTTCACATTAAAGCTCTTTTTATCCATAGCAAGCCAGGTGGAAAAGAGATTTTCATAGGAAATAAAATAGCCCAGCTCATCCTGCAGGCCTTTCACCGTTTCCGGATCATCTTCCGTAATATATTCAAGATCCCCCTCTTCGACTCCCATGGACTTTAAAAGCCGAAGCTCCTTTTCCGATAGATACCGATAAAAAATAAAGCCCAGAATATAGTCTTTGTACTGACTTGCATCGATATTGGCACGAAGGGTATTGGCAGACTCCCATAAAGTAGCGGCCAGTTCCTGTTTATTCATGAATAACACCTCTATGGTTTAAGTGATTTTACTGTATTGTATCTATTATACATTACCGGAAGTCCGGCTATCTATACTGATTTCTCCGTCAATTTCAAAGATTCAAAAATAAAAGGAAGGTCATGACTCCCCTTCCTCTTATTTCACTAGGAAAATGTTCAAGCACTCTCCTGATCTTGGATAATATAACCACGCTCTATTGCATCCGCCAGGGCCTTCTTGAAACCCGTTTTTGTCACTTTCAGTTCATTAGTTCCAAGCCGTATGACCGGCGGATATCCATTCTGCCCTTCTATGGCTGTAATAATGCTGCTGTAGCCTCCTTTGTTCCTGGCACTGTGGCCTATGGGGCCAAAAAGGACGAGAGCATACCGGCTGCTGCAGTACATACTGCGATAATTCAGTTTCTGTGCCTTTTCATAATCAAGGTAGAGTTTGAGCCGTTTGGGAGAAATACCCATGGTTTTACATATGCCTTTTATGGCATTGGCCGAAATCATGGAGGCCCCAATCACAACGATATACCCGGAGGGATCCTGGTTATCCGTTTCTTTGGCTTCTTCTTCAAAAAGATCGCTCAGTCCTGCTATCTTAAGAAACCGGTCTATGGTTCCCTGGGAATTCATATGGCAGAGGATTTCTTCTGCCCTTTCCACAAGGACACCTTCCAGTACCTCTATCTGTTCAAGGCTCAGCATAGTTTATCCCTCCTTCATGGTGTCATCAAATACTTTTGTTTTTGACTGAATCATTTTCCGAAGGGCATCTTTTGCCTTGTACAAATCGTCCTGGCATTTCTTATAGATTTCTGCCACCTGCTGCTGCCTTTCCATAGGTGGCACGGGGATTTTAATTTCTTTCAGACTCTGGATGCGAATACTGGGAACGGTCATACCTACATAGAAGAGATTCATGAGGGCATTTCCTTCAGGACTGTCAAGGAAAGCAAGCAGATAATAGGGATTGATTTTTTTCTTGTCCAGCTTCAGGACAAACATATTTCCTGTAGCCATAAGCTGCCGTCCTTCCGGCACAGAAGCCAGCCCTACTTTGGCAGGCCTTCCCACTTTAGAGAGAATAATGCTTCCGTCTTCGATGAGATATTTCCTGTACCCTTCCGGGATTTCAGTCATGTGTTTCAGGTCTTTCTGAATTAATCCGTCCTGCATATCTGACAAAGTAAGGTAATCAATGCCCGTATCTTCCTCACTGCTGAATGCATCCAGCTGGGAAGCCATAATAGTCGCGCCGCGGCTGATGCGGAGTGTCAGGTCTTCCAAAGGTATCAGAGTGCCATAATTAGACAGGGATTCAAGCTCATCTTCCGGCGTTAAGTAGGTCTTTGGGAAAACAGAGAAATCCTTTTTTTCGATTTCTTCGTTGGATACCGTTTTGCTGATATCCGTATCTTCTGCCAGAGCTTTGAGAATGGTATCTATGTTTGCTTTGCTGAACTGGTTTGTGCGGCGTCCTTTCTCGTAAATTCCAGAAGCATCTACAAAATGGACTTCTTTATTTCCATGGCTAAGCACCATGAGGAGGATGGAAATATTAGTATAGGAAAACATTTTGACCGGAAGGCTGATCACCGATTCAATCCATCCTTGCCGGATGAAATATTCCCGTGCCGCCTTCTCAGGAAAGTTCCATGCGCAGCTGCTTGTCAGCGTAACCACAGCCTTTCCTTTTTTGGCCAGCCTCTGCATTACGCCGGCGGCAAACGCCCAGTCCAGCGTTTTTGATTTCTTAGCAAAGGGAAGGCTCTGAATCCATGAGTCACGAGCAGAAAACCGCATGGCCAGTGGATGGTCGCAGAAGATTTTATCGAAATGTTCTGCGGCATTCTCTACGCCGGGAGGAGTCATATCCTGTAAAATATCCCTGTTCTCTATGGCAATCTTCTGATGATACTTATCGAGGTATTGATCCAGCATGTCCGGCTGGCCTTTATATGCGGCAATCAGTTCCTTCATATTCGGTGGATCCAATAAAACATCCGCCCTAATTCTAGAAATCTGGCATGCCGAACGCATGATGTCATAGCCCTTTAAAACTGCCCCCGGCACCTGTTCATAGACCATTGTCAGAAAACCGCCAATGCCACTGCAGAAATCAGCCACGCTTTCCCTTTTTCCAATTTTAAGAATAGATAATGCCAGATGACTGAGTGAATCTGGAGTTCCACTCGCTCCATGTGCCTTTCCTCCGATGGTCAGAGTATCTTCGAAATGCAGAAGTAAACCTTTTACTACTTTCGGTTCCACGCCCTTTGCTAGTTTTAGTAACTCATTACCAATTTTGGATTCACGGGAAATAAAATTGGGCAATTCATTAAAGCCTTTCCAGCGACAGAGTCCAATAACCTCAGCTAATGCCTCTTCGCCATACCAGTCAAACTCTTTTCGGAGACTAAGCTGGTAAACCATATAAAAAGCTTCTGCCTGTATTAAAGGATCCACTGCTGCCTTACCGCGTATGGCTGCCAGTATTCCCCATTCCAAATCATCGCCTGTCAGTCCATTCATCTGCATTCTCTTTACCAATTTGGTTTCCTCCTTTTTGGTATTTAATTACCATTTCTATGTTGTTCATATCATAGCACTTCATGCCCAACTTGTCAAATGGTATTTCATTACCATCTTCAATTGCCACATATGGAAACCCTCAGTTAGGATGAAGGTTTGAAATACAACAAAATCCCCTCCTTCTCAGGAGAGGACTGTTTCTCCATAGAATAATCCGCTTAAAAGGCAGGAATCCCTTACGTTCCCTGCAGTACACCAGATATTCCCTTTCCATTTATACGTTTACGTTACAGAAGCAATATCGTACTTATAAGTTGAAGGATTTCGTAATCTTTGTCCCGTCTTGATACCCGAAGGTAATGGAACGTTTTTGCGCCTTCTTAGCCAGCTCTAAGTATTTTCCCTTCAGCTGAACCACGTAAATATTAGCCGTCTTCGGGATGGCACTATGATTAGGACTGGAAAGACTCATTGCTTCGAAGACCGTGAGAGGATACGAATTCCCGTCCAGATGAAGAACTACGGCATGGGAGGGTGCTTTTTTTCGAAAGGTAAAATTAACGATTTCAATATTCACAAACTCTGCTGTCACTTTTTCATCCGATAAAGGGACAGGAAGGGAGAGCTGTCTTGATTCGGTTTTAATTTCTGTATCCAGGCCTTTCGTATCGTAGCAGTATACATATCCCCCGCCAGCCAGAATTAAAAGAAGAAGAATAGCTATAATCACCTTGCACAATGATAAATTCCCTTTCATTTGATTTCTCTCCTTATGTAAGAAAAACGAAGCATGAAAACTTAAAGGCAGCGGCCAGTGATTTCCTGTCCACTTCAAATATCATCTGCCGCCATTTTAGTTCATTTCCCTGCTACTCACCTCTTCCTCAAACTGTTTTCTCTTTCTACCCTTTATTATACTCATTAACCATGACATATACTGTCACTGAACGCAAATTTACCATCCAATATTTCAAAGATAAATACAAGTAAAAAACTCCCCTCCCCCTTCTTCTCCTCCATCTCCCCGCCATTCCATGATATAATTTAAGAAATTAATCCAATGTTATAAAAAAGGAGGGGCTTTATGAAGAAGAAAATCGCTGTACTGCTGGCGGGCTGCTTACTGTCGATGGCGGCTGCAGTTCCGGGAGGCCCGCAGAGGACAGAGGCGGCGCTGGCGTCCGGTGCTGCCGGGGATATGTCCAGTCCCGCGCAGGCGGCGCCTGCAAAGAGAAGGCTCACGAAGGAGGAGCAGGCGGCCGTTCTTCTTCAAAAGGCGGAGGAGGATGTGAAAAGCCATCCGGACCGGTACCAGTCCTATGCGGCCCGGGCCCATGCCTATT